TGAGCCGAAACCGGGACTCGAACCCGGGACCTATTCATTACGAATGTTTATCCAGTTTATAGATTAATTGCTTGTAATATAGTATGTTGCAAGTTATCAAAAAATGTGCAAGGATAAGTTCTTGCACATTTTTTTATTTATGCTCTTTCCAGTTTGGATCAAAAATAGGTTCTTTTCCTAGTACTATCCATTCAACAGAAATCCCGTAATCTTCATGTATATACACAATCCATTCAGGCTTTAACACACTTCGACCTGGATAAAACTTTACTTGGTTCACATTCCATCTGTTCAAATTGTGTTTTCTAGTGAAAGTCTGAAGCCCTCTGATCTTTTTCTGTTCTTTTAATATTGCTATAGCTTTAAAAAAACGATTGCTTATAGCTATTCCTTCATCTGATATATTCATCTTATTCCCTTATTAATATTTTGGTTCTTTATGTCGCTCGTTGAAATATCCGACCCACTTACATGAGCACATCTGACAACATTTTCCTGCTGGGCAAGAAATTTTTTATTCTGTTCCTGCATTGATTCTATAGTTCTTTGCTGAGACAACACGGTTTCAGTAAGTCTTGATATCTGTTCAAAAACTTCTCTGCTCATAGAAATGGAATCACTTTTACCTTCCAGTTTTTGTTCTATAAGTTCTTCTAAAATCTTTTCTTTTAGCTTCTCCTTGTTGGTTATGGGAAGTCTTTTTTCCATAATTCCAGCTATTGCATCACCTTTTATGAACATTGGCACATCTTCCCCATCCAACCACCCTGGGGTTAGATGATACTTGTTTTCTAACAAATATTTGTTTTTATCTGTTAGTGATACATTTCCTATTTCAATCTGAGAATAACTGTTTTGTCTCATGTGCAATACTTCAGCAAGCTGTGCTTGGGTCATTCTTAGAAATTTTCTTAGATATTTTAATCTATTATCCATATAAAAATAAGTTAAATATATCTGTTTTATAGAATTTATTTATCTATAATTAGTATATTTGCATTGCTATTAATTATATAACACTACAAAGATAATGAAAGATGATTTAAAAACAACCAAAAAGCTTTGTGAAGGTGATAAAATAACCTTAAAGGACTATTATTCAAATCTTCCCAATGCTACTCATCCCAAAACTGAGTTTATCAACGAGGTGATAAAAAAGACAGGAGTGTCTTTTACTGCTGTAAGAAACTGGGTTGTATATGGAATGAAACCTAATAACCCAGAACATATCGCTGCCCTTTCTGAAATAACAGGGATATCTCCTGAAAATCTATGGTCCGACTAAAATGTGTGAAATGATGAAGGATTTGGAGTTTTACATATTTGAAGATGAGCTTTGGTGCATGTTTCCTGACGGAAGCAATAAACCGATAACAGATAAAGAAACTGTTCTTGTGAAAGATATTCTCGAACGTATAAGGGAGTGTTATCCTGAAGCGTATAAAGCATTAATGGAATGTTATAGCAGAAGCTCGCAGAATATCCCATACTTTCAATTTCTTATGGTAAATAGATTTTGCAAGTGCAATTTTGGAGAGTTGGATAATACTAGCAGGGATATAGATAAAAAAGGTGGATTCAATTTTGAACGTGTGAGATGTCCTATGCGTGGTGAATGCAGATATGAGGGCGTTATTTGCTGTCCACAATTCAACTGCCGTATATCGGATGCGGAAATGAGAGTTATGCAGTTGGTATATGAAGGCTTTAATAATGAGGATATTGCAGAAAGGCTTTATCTTTCCCCTCATACAGTTAAAAACCATATTAAATCAGTTTATTTAAAGTTGGATATTCACGAGAAATCTGAATTTATCCAATATGCCCATAAGAATAACCTTTTCAAAGATTAGATATGATTGATGAAGATGTATTGAAGATAGTCCTTAATGATAAGACTTTTGGTCAACGTGAGGCTGCTGATATAGTTGGAGGTAGATCTCGTCTGTTTCGTTTGGTTGGTTCTGGGGCGATACGAGCCGAAAAGAAACCTGCCAATCGCCAAAATGGAAGATGGTATTGTAATGCTTATGATGTAGTGAAGTACGCCTCTTTAAAACACTGATTATCAAATTGTTATATCATGTTAATGACAAGTATTTTCAAAGTATAATTTTTGGGTAAAAGTCAAAAATAAAGTAGTTTTACATCATAATAAAAAGATAATCAATAAGTTATGAAAAGAACACCAATTTTAACTATTTGGGCTTTATCATTGATCATGGTAATATTACTTGCCAATCCTGATAATGTTTGGTTTTGGATTTCATTTTTTATTTTTTCTTGTTCTTCAATATATATAGAGAAGCACAGTAAAAGATTAGAACATGAAGATGAATAAAAAACGTCCGTATGTAATTCAATCAATTACACTGTTGACATATAATGGTAGTAAGATTCCTGTTTCAGTTGTAGAGGAAAGAATTATAGACATTCCGATTAGGATTATTAAGGAAAAGGTACTTGACGCTTTTTCTTCAATGAAGGATAATCCGGTAGATGTAATACTAAAAGTAAAATATGTATAACTAAATGCACATAAGAGCAATGAAAACAAAAGAAGAACTGTTGGCTATGAGTCACGAAGAACTTGCCAATTATACTGTTGAAGTTCAATTTAAAGCATCCATGTATGATGCCGTGGAACAGAAAAATTCAAGAATGAAAGAATTGTTGGCTGCTGTAGGCATTGTTTATGAAACCTATAAAAGAGAACAGAATGTATGATGAACTATATCAATTGGAAGAAGAACTGAAAAAAGTTGAATCATGTAAACTTGAATATCTTCCTAAATACGGGTATTCGTCTAAGGAAGAAATTATTCAGCTTATCAAGGAAGACATATCCGATGTTAAAGGACAGATTGATCAGAATTTAAAATTACGCATTTCTAAGCTTTCATCAGGATATACCGATGAAAGCTTAGAAGAAGAAAGAACCAGCCTTTGCTTATCGCAGGGGTTATCAAGATATTGTTAAACTTTTAAATATTAGAGCAATGGAAGAAAACAAGTTAACAAAGCAAGAAAATGATGCATTGGCAATATTTGGTAAAGGCAAGACTATTTACCAAGTCGCAGGTAATGATGTGGCGTTGTCATTTGATATTGTACGCAACTATCTGACAAAAGGTAACGGTCAGGTCTCTGACCAAGATATTGTACAGTTTATCAGTATTTGTAAATTCAACCAGCTTAACCCGTTCTTGAATGAGGCATTTCTCGTAAAATTCGGGCAACAGCCAGCGCAAATGATTGTCAGTAAAGAAGCGTTTTTCAAACGTGCTGATGCGAGTGAGCAATATGAAGGTTTCAAAGCCGGTATTATTCTAGTTAGAGACAATCAAATTGTAGAGGTGGAAGGATGCTTCTATAATGAAAAAACAGATGTTCTTGTTGGTGGGTGGTGTGAAGTTTACCGTTCTGACCGTAAATTCCCTATTGTAGCGAAAGTAAATCTTTCCGAGTACGATAAAAAGCAGTCTATATGGAATGAAAAAAAATCTACCATGATTTCCAAGATTGCCAAGGTTCAAGCATTACGTGAAGCTTTTCCAGCCCAATTGGGTGCAATGTACACGCAAGAAGAACAAGAAGTTAAGTTTACTGAATATGAGGATGTCACAGATAAAGAATCTAAAGCTAATAAACTTGCCGAAATCGCAGCAAAAGCCGCAGGAGTTGAAGGACAACCAAAAGCAGAACAGCCGGTAAATCAGCCCCAAACTAAAGCAAATGATAAACCTGTTCAAAAAACACTGTTATGATGGAAAATGATGGTGAAATATGGAAAGATATAGTTGGATATGAGGGTAGATACCAAGTGTCCAACTATGGAAGAATTAAATCTCTTGATATTAACTTGCATAAACGTGATGGAAAGATAGAGTTTAGGAAAGGTAAAATTCTTAAAGCCAGTTTAAGCGCGTTTGGCTATCCTCAGTACTGCTTTAGTTCCAGTTTTGGTAAACGAAAGCTCATGAGGATACATAGAGTTGTAGCAGAAGCTTTTATTCCTAATCCTGATAAAAAGCCATTTATTGATCATATAAATCGTATAAAGACAGATAATAATGTTAATAATTTGCGATGGTGCACAGGCAAGGAGAATATGAATAACCCATTAACAAGGGAATGGTTGAAAAACTGTAGGCCAAGTTTCCACCATTCAGAAGAAGTTAAGAAAAAGATAGGGTTATTAAACAAGGGACGCATATTTAAAGAATCTACAAGAGAAAAACTCCGTATTAGAGGATTTCCAGTAATGCAGTTTACTATAAGTGGTGATTTTATCATGGAGTATAAAAGTCCTTATTATGCTCAAAGTGAGACAGGGGCATTACGAACCCATATTGTAGCTTGTTGTAATGGAAAAAGGAAAACAGCTGGTGGGTATAGATGGGTCTATAAAAAAAATTATAAAGGGAAGGATCTACCTAAATTGGCAAATAAAAAGCGCATATACAAAACAGGTTATAAGCAAACAAAACAGGCTATAATAAATATGCGTAAATCTAAAGAAAAATACCGTAAAGCGGTATTAGTCTTTTCATTAGATGGTTCGTTTCTGTCTGAATATCCTTCAATTATTGGAGCAGGCAATGCAACAGGCACAAATTTCGGCTCAATATGTAATTGTTGTAGGGGTAGAATTGGACAATCAAATGGTTACAGATTTAAATATAAAGATATATGATGAATTACAATTTTGAACAAAGGACCATAGGATGGATGCGTGAGCGTCTCGGAAACATTACTGGTAGTAATGTCGGCTTGATTATGAAAAGCGGCAGAAGTGACATGTTCAGCGATACTGCCAAGAATTACATTTTCCAAGTTGCGGCAGAAAGAGCTATGAATCCTGAGATTGTAAACGATGATATTGCGTTTGCCGAGTATTTGTCTGCTGTTAATGTAGAGAGCAAAGCAATGAGATTCGGAACAGAACAGGAAGCAAGCGCACGTGATTTGTATTCAAGGTTAACAGGAAGGCATATTGTAGAAGTGGGGTCGTGTAAACACCCCACTATCCCCAACTTTGCCAGTAGTCCTGACGGGTTCTTTTATGATGAAGAATCTGGGGAGCGTGGATGTATTGAGATAAAATGTCCGTCTCAGAACACATTTATGAAATATAAGAGTGAAGTTTATGACAATGATTCGCTCCTCAAAGTCAAGTATGAATACTTCTATCAGTGTATGGCTCACATGATGTGCTGTAATGCAATCTGGACGGATTTTGTTGCTTACAATCCTTTCCAAAAAGATCCTATCCATATTGTTCGCATACTACCAGATGAAAAGGTTTTTGCGGAAATGGAGAATCGCATTCGTATGGCAGACGATATTATTAACCAAATAGCCGATATAGAGCAATGAACACACAATTAGCAATTCAAGAAAGCGACCTAGAACTGGTTGTGAGTGAAAAGACGTTAGGTAGTCTTACTACCAACGCAAAGCAAATCAGAGATATGGTAAAAGCCGCTTTGCCAATGTATGATATCTCCAATTATAACGATGAGAATATCGATCAGGCAAAGAAAGACAAGGCAGCTTTAAACAAGGCGGCGAAAGCCCTCAATGCCAAACGTCTTGAAATTGAGAAAGAATTCATGAAACCTTTCGGGGAGTTCAAGGACGTTGTAACCGAAACCGTGAAACTTATCGGCGAGTGCTCTGCCAAGATTGACACGGTAGTCAAGCAAAACGAACAGCAATACAAGGATAGGAAGAAAGCCACTATCAAGACTTACTTTGATGGATTGAATGTTAACCTTGTGGATTTCAACAAGGTATTTAAACCGGAGTGGCTCAACAAATCAGCAAGCATGAAGTCTGTATGCAACGAAATTGATTCCATATTCTCCAAAGTCGAAAACGAACTTTCCACGCTAAAGGGGTTTTGTGAGGATTTCGATGTCCTTCGTACTTATTATATGGATACGCTCAATATCTCATCCACCATCCAGTATGCCAACCGTCTGAAGGAGCAGCGTGAGCGTGCCAAGGCAGCAGAAGAGGCGCGCATCAAGGCTGAGCGGGAAAGAAAGGCTGCTGAAGAAGCCCGTAAAGCTGCTGAAGTAGAACAAGCCAAATCCCGTCCGATCAATCCGTTTGCCATGGCAGGACAAAAAGCCAACGAACAGCCTCCTTTTATTAATCATCCCGAAGTACAACAGCCTGAGTTGTTAACGAGAGCTTTCAAGGTTACTACTACCCGTGAAAACATCATTGCGCTGGGTGACTTTATGAATGAAAAAGGTATTGATTTTGATAAGATAGAACTTTAATATAGATTGAGTTATGAATTATAGCATCAAATTGAATTTACTAAAATTTAAAAACGCCTGCGTTGTAACTGTAAAAGGTGCAACAGCTACAAAAAGAGGTGTTTTCATACCTATTGAAGACAATAACATCTTCATATCGGCAGATGATAACCTGAAAGCCAAAGGTGCGTACATTGACTCCACCGCTTGGGAAAACCAGTCGCCCGGCAAGTATGGTGACACGCACAGCATACGACAGTCGCTCGCCAAAGAAGTTCGCGAACGTATGACAGAGGACGAGCTAAAAGCTGTTCCGTATATAGGTAACATGAAGCCTTATGAAGTGCTAAACGCTTCTTCGTCTGTAAATGCACCCACCGCACAAGTGGATGAAAATTTGGACGATTTGCCATTTTGATGTTATGTGGTTATGTAAAGTTGATATACTCCAGTAATGGAGATTGAAATCGAACAAAACAAATTTCATATCTGAAACAATGATTATACGAATTAGTGCCTTTATCATTATGGCAATATCTTTCTTGATATTGTTTTATAAGAATGACAGTGATAATTATATGGCTATCCTGTTACAAATAATAGTATGGCTGATGTTGATATATGCTGAACTTTGCGATATAGAATCGCTCCTTTAGGTTATTATCATGAAACTTACTTTGACAAAACAAGAAGTGCTTCTCATCCAGTTACTTCTTCATATTTATAAAAACGAGTTGCCCGATGACGGAACAGAGAAGCATGGACGTTTTGTCGGGAAGCTGTACAAGAAAATCAAAAGACAAGTTATTAATCAATTAAAGCAATAAAATTATGGAATCGAATATTTCGCGCGATCATATTGCGCTTGAAGCAATGAAGTGCATAATGATGGGAGCAAAACGCAGAAGAACTTTATGGAATAGAATTGTAACATTGTTTTTCCCATCCAAAGAAGTTAGTATTACAAACTACAGCTCTGAAAAACAGGCTAAAACAGCTTACCAAATAGCTGATGCAATGATTAAGGAACGTAATAAGACAAAGGAGGAATAATATGTATTACGAGGTAAAGTTAAAGGTAATGAAACCTAACAAGGACGGTCTTGAAAAAGAAGTAAAAGAACACTTCATTACAGACTGTTCACTTTTTGCAGAAGCGGAAGCCAAAGGGCTTGAACAGTACGCATCTGATAATATGGAATCTGATGTCTTCTCCATTTCACGTTCAAACATCATTGAGATAATCAACGAAAAGACAGAAGACAAGCCATTCTTCAAGGCTACCATTGTAGATACTCAGATTGATGAGAACGGCAATGAGAAAGAATTGAAATACTATAATTTGGTTTGTGCAAAAGATTTAAAGGAGGCAAACACTTTGATGGAACAACACCTTTCACAAGGTTTGTCTGATATGAGATTGGATGCGATTGTTAAAACCAAAATAATTGATTTGATTTAGTTATGGAAGAGTTTATTTCAGATTGGTTCATTCCGATGGATTTCGGTAATGATATGCCGGAGGAAGAATCGGACGGTGAGGATAATTTTAATTTTGATTGACATGGAAAAGAAATTTGAACTTACAGACAAGTTTGTATTCAATACTTTTGGAATTAAATTATTCCAAATTAAGTGTACAAAGTCTTTCAAATATGCCAAGGAAGGTGATTTGGGAGGATATGTTGAGAAAGATGAGAACTTAGACCAAGAAAGCAATGCTTGGGTGTCCGGCGATGCTTGGGTGTACGGCGATGCTTGGGTGTACGGCAATGCTCAGGTGTACGGCAATGCTCAGGTGTCCGGCAATGCTCAGGTGTCCGGCAATGCTCGGGTGTACGGCGATGCTCGGGTGTCCGGCGATGCTTGGGTGTACGGCGATGCTTGGGTGTACGGCAATGCTCAGGTGTCCGGCAATGCTCAGGTGTCCGGCAATGCTTGGGTGTACGGCGATGCTCGGGTGTACGGCGATGCTCGGGTGTCCGGCGATGCTGATATAGAAAATGATAACAATCATTGCGGATTTGATTGTTTCGGTTCATGCAACCGCCACACTCACGCATATTTGACAAAAGATAATAAAGTCGAAATAACTTGTGGGTGTTTTCGTGGCAGCATTGAAGAGTTTGAAAAGAAAGTAGAGAAGACACATTCGGGAAAAATCTACGAGAAACAGTATAAAGCCATCATCAATGCTATTAAAATTAAATTTGGGTTGACTGATTTGATATAGATTAAGTGCATTTGTTTACATGCCTTCCCGGTCTGTGAAGATGGGGCGGGCGAAAATGGTGGTATGGCGGAACAACGAGAGACGCTAAAGTGAAGCTCTTATAGATAGGTTGGTAAGTCAATGTGTTACGGTTAGCCGTAAAAAGAAATTCAAACCACTGAGTTAATAACGGGTAATGCCGAATAGACCGCAATGTCAATGAATAAACTACTTGGTGAAAGTCCAAGAAAAACTCCTATCATGCAGGTGCAAGTCCTGCTACCACCTCATAAATGTGAGCCACACATAAATGGCAAGGGTTAGTAAAGAATGGTTGTGCCCCGGAGAATACGCTTCGGGGCTTTAATTAAAAGAATAACATGAAAACAAAAGAAATTATTTTATCAAAACAAACAATGAGTTCGCTTGAAATTGCCGAACTCACAGGTAAACAACACGCTCATGTTATGAGAGATATTCGTAACATGATAGAAAGCTTGAAGAAATCTAACGAATCCACATCTGGATTGGTTGAAGAAGATTACCATCGAGGAGATAGAACTCAATACAAGTATCTATCTGAATCAACACAAAAGAAATTGTTGAATTTTGCTTTTAGCGTTGGAGGTTCACAATATGTAATTACAGAAGATTCTTATCAAGATGCAAAAGGCGAACAAAGAACATTATACAGCCTTAACAAAAAAGCAAGTATATTGTTAGCGAGTGGTTATGATGTTGTACTTAGAGCAAAGATTATTGATAGATGGGAAGCGTTGGAAACAGGGAAAGCAGAACCAATAATCACTTCGGTAAAAACAGAAGTGAAACAGCCAACCATCTCCGACAAAATGAAAGTAGCTACATGGCTTATAAAGACGCTTAATTTAAACGATACATCTAAATTGATGCTGGCAAAGAGTATAGCTGCACCTCTTGGGTTGCCGACCCCTGATTATACTCCATCACATGGAATACTCAAATCTGCTACTGAATTACTCAAAGAAGCGGGTCTGTCTATCAGCGCACAGGCGTTTAATCAAAGAGCGATTCAGAAAGGTATCTTGTGTGATATTAAAAGGAAATCATCAAAAGGTAGAGATAAGCATTTCAAATCTATAACTGAATCCGGGCTTCCATACGGTGAGAACCAAGTCAACCCTAATAATCCCAAAGAAACACAGCCACTTTGGTATAAAGAGAAATTCAACGAATTGTTGATGTTACTTGGTTTTAAACTTGTTGAAGTGTTATGACATACGAAGAGATGAAATCCAAGGCTTGTGTGGCAAGCAGCCGTAGTAAGCCCAAAAATGAAGAGCATAAAATACAATGTTCTTGTGTTAGATATTTCCGTTTAAAATATCCCCATCTCAGAAATATGCTGTTTGCTGTTCCTAATGCGGCAAGACGTTCTGCAAGGAACGGAGCTTATATGAAAGATGAAGGTATGCTTCCCGGAGTCGCAGACCTGATACTTCTTAAGAGCAATCGTTTCTATGGAGCTTTGTGTGTGGAAATGAAAAAGCCGGGAGAATACCAAAGACCGGTCCAAAAAGAATGGCAAAAGGAATGTGAGGCAAATGGTAACAAATACATCGTTGTTCGGTCATTAGACGAGTTTATTAAAGTGGTGGATAATTATTTGAAAGACATATAATGTATGCTTGATTTTAAATAAATCGCTCTTTGACATTTTGTTTTCAGCTTGTAGAATAATGATGTAAATGTTTTTGGCACTTACGCTTTTTATGTATCATCAAGATACGGAAAACTGTGAAGTTATGCTGTATCTTCATAAGAGGGGTGTATTTGCACCTCTCTTTTTTTCTTAAAAAAATGGCTCTTAAAGTGTCACTTTTGAAAATTATCCGTATATTTGCAGTGCATTGGGTTGTACTTATTAAATTTAGAATTAATCAGAGGATTAAGATATAGAAAGCTGTGTAGGCCACAACCCCCTGCATGGCTTTCGCTTTTTATCTCCGCATGAAGAAGTGCGGTACGTCCTCAAACGAAAAGACTTTATTATGGACAATATTCAGATTTTCAAGAATGAATCGTTCGGTGAAGTTCGTGTAGCCGGAACAAGTGAAGAACCTTTATTTTGTCTTGCAGATGTTTGCAAAGTTTTGGAGTTAGGAAATCCTAGTCAAGTAAAAACAAGACTTTGTGGTGAGGTCATTACTAATGAGGTCATCCCGGACTCTCTTGGTAGACAACAAGAAATGATTTTTATTAATGAAGACGGTTTGTATGACGTAATACTTGATAGTCGTAAGCCACAGGCTAAAACTTTCCGTAAATGGGTAACTAGTGAAATCCTTCCTTCAATCCGCAAGCATGGCATATATGCTACCGACAATGTTATTGACCAGATATTGAATAATCCAGATTTCGGTATTGAGCTTCTCACTAAGCTAAAAGAAGAACGGTCGGCACGCATTGAAGCAGAGAAACAAGTAGCCGTTCTTACTCATGTCAATAAAACCTATACATGTACGGAGGTTGCTAAAGAATTAGGGCTTAAATCAGCAATTGAACTTAATAACCGTTTAAAAGAACTTGGCGTACAATACAAAGTTAATCAGACGTGGGTACCATACACCAAATACTCTACCCTTGGCTGGTTTGATATAAAGCAAGAGGTTGCTGACAATGGCCATATTATCTACCATAGAAAGATTACCGGAATTGGTAGGCAAGGTATCATCAATCTTATTAATTCTTAGTTGATATAATAAAGGGGTGCATTCGCATCCCTTATATTCATCTATACATTACGGTACAGCTTATAAATAAGGCTATAACAGACACGATAAGAGAAAGTATTCCGGCTATCACTCCGATAACAGTCCAGTTGATAGGGTTTCGTAAATTAGGATTCTCACATAGGTATAACTTCCCTTCATCGGTGGTTCGCGCATCTTCTACCCCGCCACCTTCCATATATGCAGCTTTGACCAATCCTTTCCTTTCAAGTGAACGGACGGATAAGTTGTAGGCGTGCAACGGGAAAAAGGAAGGGCATTTACCGTTGAACATATCGACAATCCTAAGTGTGCCTTTTTCCTCTTTTGTGAGTTTTATTCGTTTCATATCATAGATTTACTTGCAGTTCTTCTCCAGTTAGCGCAAAATACACGTTCTGCAGCTGGTTTAGATATTCAATTGGAATATGGGATAAAGGATATTCGGCACAGTTTATAGATACAAATAGTTTATCGCCATTTGCCCCATCGTCATATAGGTAACGTCCGTATGATAATTCAATACCGCAAGAGAATCCATCATATTCCTTTGTAAATCCGCTTTTCAGGAGTAATTCCTCTGTCAGTGGGATAGGCTCTACTATAGGAACCGGGACTTCACTGTAGCAAACTCCGTCACCTACCTTACATTCTAGGTACAAGGAGTTGCGCTTTATGGCTTCCACCTTGCATACAGTTCCGGCAGGAGCCTTTGTTTCGACGAACTTGAAATCTTTGGCAAGCCGTACATAGTTGCCTAACCTTAGTTCTCTTGCATTCATAGCTTGTTATTGGTTTATCTGTTTTCTGTTTTAAGTTCAACATTCACGCTAACTGGGAACTTGTTTCCGCAATGTGGGCATTTGATAGAAAGAGCGTTCGACGGTAGCTGCACTTCTTCCGGGGACGCGAAGAGCTGCCACATGGGGACGTTGAGGGCAGTGGCGATTTTTTCAAGTGTAGCAGTTGTCAATGATTCAGCAGCAACCATTTGTCTAACAGCAGATAGGCTTACATTCATTTTATCTGCTAATTCTTGTTGTGTGTAATGTTTCTCTTTTAAAAGTTCCTTTATTCTCATAATTATCTTTTTGATTTCAAAAATACAGATTATTTATGAAGAATACAGTATATACTATATTAATTTATGTAAAAGAGATAGTATATTATAGTTGTTTTGTTTGGCAATATACAGTAAATACTGTATCTTTACATCAAATAAAAGAACTAATAACAATTAACTCCTAACCATATGAAACGTTACAATTTATCAGACATAATGAAGAGAGCGCATTACATTTTCAATCATACCTTCAATGCTACATTTAGTTACTGCCTTAAAAAAGCATGGGCTGAAGCTAAGGAAGCAGCAAAGATTAATGAAGAAAACGCCAAGCGTGCAGCCGAATACAAATCGAAGTACGGCAATCGTGACTATAGAAACTACCGTTCCTATTACGGTTCACGCATGGGACGTAATGATTGGAACCGTGATTATCGTAACGATATAAGAACAGCGATAAACCGTTCGATGAATTTATAAAACACAATACTTTAATATAAAAATATAGAGCAATGGATCATATTTTGAATTCAACCGTTGAAATGAGCCAGGCAGAATTGATTCTTCAACTGGCCAAAACCAATGTGGAACAGGAAAACAGGCTAAAATCTACAGAACTAAGGTTAGGCGCGCTAGAAGATGAGGTTAAAAAACTTTCCCGAAAAGCTATTGGTGAATATGGGTGTTCCACTATGTCTGCATACGTGCAGAGGCATAAGCTCCCCATTTATGTAAGTGACATTTCGAAGCTCGGCAATGACGCTACACGTCTGTGTAGGAAAAGGGGGTATCCGGTAAATAAGGTGAACATAGACCGTTTCGGTGTTGTGAACGTTTATCCGGACTTCATATTACAAGAGCTTCTTGATGATTACATAAGAACTACACAGCGTCTTAATGGAGCTATAATGAAACCAATATAAACTACATACAATGAAATACAAGGTCTCAAAAAAGGGTTCAAATGTTGTTTTCAAGTTTGAAACTTATAAGCAAGCAGCCGATTTCTGCTATATGTATGTAATGGCAGAGCAGGTTAAAGGAAATAAGTTCCCGGAACTTTCAATAAACAAGGTCAGGGAATAGAATTTAAGAGCAATGGAAGCACGTGGAAGTGTCCTGCCCTAAGTAATTCCTAGGGCAGGTTTGATGAGAAATATTTTGCCACATATAAAAAGCGTAAGTGCCGTATGGGGGTTAACCAACGTTATCATTTATGACACCCTACCGTCAATTCGGGCGGTAGGTTTAGAGTAATTATCACAGTAAAAACACATTGTTATGAAGATAGAGATAGATTATAGTCATTACATGGCAATGCTGAAGGCGTTTACGGAATATGCCCAATGCAAAGCAGAATGTTATCGCTTGCAAGCTGAAAACGAAAATTTAAAGCATAAGGTATCAGAACTGAAATCTTGTGGCTCTCATATAGATAAATACGGGGCAGAGAAAGGCAATCTGTTTTTTCTTGACTTCTGTATGAATTGAGCATTAGATAACTGGTTCTAAGCGTATATTGTAATTTAAAACTAAATAATATGATAACAACAGATTTTTATAGAGAAATAGATGAAATGAGTGATTATATGAAAATTACTTGTTCAAATAATCCGGTAGAAATACAAGACCGTATATCTACTATTATGGTATATTCGATAAGAAGTGGAGAAATGCTTGCTGAAGCTAAACGAGAACTAAGAAAGCGAAAGTCTGATGAAATACAGAATACCATTCTCCAAATTGCTCGGGAGAATTGTTTGTCTGCGAAAGTCCAAAACGCTCTTCTTGATAGTATAGCGGAAGAAGAATGCTTCGTTGTTGATAGGCTTGAAAGATTATGTGCATCTACTTCACATCAGTTAGATGCATTACGCACTTTGCTAAGCTATGAAAAGGAAGCTTTGCGGTTAAATAAGACTGGATATTAGAAAAAAAGTTAATCACGGAAAAATAATAGTTATAAAGTGATTGTTTTTACTCCACTTTTATTAGCTTTACACCGTGAAAATAATAAATCATCTTAGTGGTGTTCGATGATAAATAAGATATTAAACTGGCTTTCTCGGAGTATATACCTTAACACCACTTCAAAGGTATAGAAACTTGAAAGCCATTACTTTTTATATGGACAATAACAATTATTATTTGGAACAAATTAAATCTCCTAAATGGCAGAAAAGGCGTCTTGAAATCCTAAATAGGGATAATTTTACTTGTCAGATATGCGGTTGTAAAGAGAAGACTCTTCATGTTCACCATACTATTTATATCCCTAAAAGAAAAATATGGGAGTATAAAGATAACCAGCTTATAACACTGTGTGAAGATTGCCATAATAAAGAACATTATGAGTATGCTGAATTGGTTAATCAAATAATAACCAACATGAGGTATTATGGATTTACCAATAAAGAGATAATGTTTTATATAGGCAGATATTCTTGTGGAATTGAAGCCGATCCTAATGATAGTATGATTCAGACTTATAATAAATTACACCCTGCTGAATGTGGAATTTTTGAAAGATTAATAAAACGCAGGGCTGATATTGGTATGGATGAAATACAGTAATTGTTATGCCAAGAAATCGGATGATAAAGCCTCAGTTTTGGGATGATTCTAAAATAGCTAAGATTAGTAGGGATGCTCGGCTTCTCTATATAGGTATGTGGAATTTTTGTGATGACTTAGGTATTATTCGTGCCGATGTGGTTTGGTTGAAGTCTAAAATATTTCCTTTTGACCAAATACAGATTCAACAGTTTGAGAAGATTTGTCAGGAGATTCTAAGAAATGGATTTATTAGTCTGTTTTCGTATCGCAACGAGAAATTCTACTATCTGCCTAAATTTAGTCTGCACCAAAAGATAAATAAGCCAAATTTTGAAGATGTAAATGTACCTAAAGGGATATTATTTAAGAATTTAGATAAAATCACTGAACAATCACGGATTAATCACGGATTAATCACGGAACAATCCATTCCTAAAATAGAAGAAGAAGTAGAAGAAGAAAATAATAATATCCCCCCTATAATCCCCCTAATTGGGGATGAGGAGATTCTTCAAAAGCAGAAGGAATTATCTGATTGGGAAGAAAGACTTAATACTCGAGAACAGGAATTGATTAAGCGAGAGGTTGCAATAAAAGCATCTGAAGTGAAACCGCCAAAGATTGATTTCGTAGCAGATGAATTTCGGGAAATATTCAATACATGGCTTGAATATAAACGACAAAGAAAAGAAAGCTATAAGTCTGAGAAATCTTTGCAAAGCTGCTATAAGCAACTTTTAAGGCTCTGCGACAACAATCCCAATGTTGCAACACAGATAATTGAGCAGTCTATGGCTAATAATTGGGCTGGATTATTTGAACTAAAACAACGAAACAATGGAAACAATCGGAGCAGTTATACAAGCAAACAAGAAGCTAACGCCTACGCTCTTGGCTTGCTGCAACAACATAAGCGAGACCTCGAAGAAGGTCTGGTTGACCAAATGGAAAGACCGTTCTGAGGTTGAAAGAGTATTTTCACCAGTCCAGTGGGGGTATGTCCTTCAGAACCCGGAAAAAGCTTATATGGCAGACTGTCCATCGCTGATGCAGTATGATGCGCTTTACGGCTATGGCTCTTCCGAATATTGGATTGACATACAGGTGTCCGGCATATTCGGGGCTTCCAACAGCAAGGAAAAGGGCGTTGCCGATGGGATAAGAATCTTTTGTCAGTCCTTTGCCTCACAGGTCAAGGCTTACAAGCTTTCTGAACTGATGCTGTTTTTTGCACGCTACAAGGCCGGGAAGTATGATAATTCATTCGCATCCTTTGATGCCAGAAGAATAGGCAATGCCTTCTTCAAAGAGTTCTATTCCGAAAGAAATTATGAACTGGACGCGATAAACCGAAAAAGGGTGCAGGATGAGATAGAGAACAGAAAATTTATTCCACCTGAAGGGTATTCTTCTTTGACTTTGTACAACGAATTGAAACGTCGGGCGGAATCTGGAGATGAGGAAGCCAGAAAAATGCTGATGTCACCATGAGGGTAGCCTAATTTGTAGCGAACAATTAAAGTATAATGGTAATAATATAAATGCCTGATTTTCAGTATGTTGATTAATTGTAAAGCCGTGTAAACAAAAGAAGTAATGTTTGTTTACAAATGGCAAATTAGCTAACTTTATATCTGTAAATCAGAAATATATAAAACATAAGAGCAATGAAACAAAATAAAAGAATCATGAATACCGAAACGCTAATAAAGATACGTGAATGGGAAGCGGAACGCGACAGGAACCTGCGCATCCACTGTCCTCTTGTAGCTGCCAAATTCCAAAGGTGGATTGACAAAATTAATAAAAAGGAGAACGAAAGTATTAACCGCATGAAAGGAAATGTAAAGTGAAAATATACAATTATGAAACCAAAGAAAAAAATAATAGATGCCGCCATAGCCAATGGTAGCATAGATAGATTGAATATGCTGCTTTCAGCCGCTCACCTGTTGAATTGCGAAGCCAATAACTTAGTAGAGGAAGCGAGCGATTTAATGGCAGAGAACTCCCTTCTGCTTGGAGATTTAAAAAAGTTGCACAATGACTTCGTAAAAGTTGCCGATAAGTATTTCAAGGAATTCTCCACCCTCGTTACTACTGATACCGCCAAGATGGATATGTTCTCTGACCTTGATGGGTTTGATAAAGCATTCAGAGAGTGGGCTAAAGTACCGTCAGAGTGGAAACCTAGAGAAGTTTGTAGGAACCATTAATTAAAAGTAATACAGAAATAAACAAGAATCATGAAAAGAGAATTAACACCTGAGAATATTCAGGAACTGAAAGAAAATCAAATATTCGTTTTTGGAAGCAACATGAACGGCAATCACGCCGGAGGTGCAGCTAGATTGGCAGTTGAGAAATTTGGCGCAATTATGGGGCAGGCAGAAGGAATACAAGGTCAGTCCTATGCCATTCCTACGCTGGACAAGGATATGCAGAAAGTTACCGAAGAAGAGTTGGTCGTATTTTTAGGGAACTTCGGGAATTACGCTAACGAGCACCCAGAAAAGGAATTTCTCCTAACTGCCATTGGCACCGGGATAGCCGGATTTGATGCCAGCTACATGGCGTACATGGTACTTAGAGCAAACTTGCCGGATAACGTTACCCTGCCAAAGGAGTTTGTCAAAATCAAAGGCTACAAAGGTTTTAACCCCGATATGACATGTAGGGATTTCCAATACGAAGAAGGTAAGGACTATGAAGAAACAGGCGATATAACGGCTTGCGGTAACGGATTTCACTTCTGCCTCCATCCGTTGGACGTGTTCGGTTACTATCCACCTGCCACAGTTGGTATGAATAAGTTTCACGAGGTTGAGGGGACTGGCGATATGGACGTAGATACGGATGATACGAAAATTGCTTGCTCAAAAATCCACATAGGAGCGGAACTAAGTATTAAGAGTATTGTAGACGCAGCCGTTAAGTTTACGTTTGAAAAATGCAAGTGGAAGAAGGGTAAGACAGCCACAGGCTACCAAGGTGCAGCATCAGCCACCGGCTACCAAGGTGCAGCATCAGCCACAGGCTACCAAGGTGCAGCATCAGCCACCGGCTACCAAGGTGCAGCATCAGCCACCGGCGACCGAGGTGCAGCATCAGCTACCGGCAACTATGGTGCAGCATCAGCCACAGGCTACCGAGGTGCAGCATCAGCCACCGGCAACTATGGTGCAGCATCAGCCACCGGCGACCGAGGTGCAGCATCAGCCACAGGCAAGGATAGCATTGCTCTTGCTGCCGGATACGGGTGTAAGGCTAAGGGAGCTATAGGTTGCTGGATAGTCCTCGCAGAACGTGGAGAATGGAACGGTAATACCTACCCGATTAAGGAGGTCAAGGCGTTTGAAGTTGACGGGGAAAAGGTTAAGGCTGACACATGGTATATGCTAGTCAATGGAGAGCTTAAGGAGGCTTAGCGGGAGTAATTAATTAAAACCGAGAAAGAAAGGAACTAATATGGAATGTCAATTTATTCAAGACGTAGAGGCATTTGCTAAAGAAATAGCAGTACGCCTACCTAAGACTCGCGAAGGTGGAATTATAATAATGGCTACCGATAGCAATAAAATAGTGAAGTGTATTATAGCCACACCCTCGCAGCAAAAAGAATTAGTTGAGCACATGTTAACTGATGAAAATATACAAAGCGATATTTTGGAAATCATGTCAGAATACGATAGTGAATAACCCTCAAAACGATATAGAGATGAAGCAAAGTAAATTGACTCATGGCTCTCTGTTTAGTGGGATAGAAGGTTTCGGCTTGGGCGCAGCGTTTGCCGGAATAAAAACACTTTGGAGCTGCGAATATGAAGACTATCAAGCAAGTATAATCAAAAAAAATTTTGGAGAAAACCATGAAATCAACAGAGATATTAGAACGTATTCAAATCCAACATTTGTTGACATCATCAGCGGTGGATTCCCTTGCCAAGACATCAGCGTTGCTGGAAAAGGTGTCGGAATTGTCGGTGAAAGAAGTGGCTTATGGACTGAAATGTACCGAGTTATACGGGAAGTTAGACCTAAATACATCATCATTGAAAACAGTCCAATGCTCCTTATTCGGGGATTTGAACGGGTCTTATGCGACCTTTCCGAAATCGGGTATGATGCAGAATGGCAATGTTTATCAGGCACCGACTTTGGTATACAACAGGGTCGGGAGCGATTATATTGTATTGCCTACTCCTGTGAAATCAACAGCAAAAGGAGCATCCAAGAATCGATATTTCGGAAGCCCTACCTATCGGGGCAATATACACGAGTATATCCGGGATGGAGAACAAGACAGTCAATACCCTCACCCCGATTTGCTGGAAAGTCTAATGAACTTCCCGATAGGGTGGACAGAACGGAGTGTATAGGCAATGCAGTACAACCTATAATTGCGCACTATTTATTTGAATGTATTAAGATTTTCGATAAACAATTAGAGTAAAACAAAAACATGAATAAGGAAGAATTTTTGAGCAAAAGAAATGCCATTGATTTAAAGCTAAAAGAATTGAATGGCGAAAAGGGGAAGTTGGAAAAGGAATACATTGAATCCAACCAAGGGTTCCCTATTGGAAGCAAGGTCTGTATAACGGTCCCGGTTCATGAAAGGTTTTCTCCTTTGAGCAATGAAAGGATATTGGTCCCCAAAACGAAGATGTTAGCCTATATTGCAGATTATGAGATTGATGATGACGGAGAGGTTGTTCCCTCTTTAAGACAGTTGGATTGCAATGGGGGCATGTCAGCAATACCTTTATTTGTTAATTTAAAAAAGGTTATAATTGAATTAGTATAAATCAGATAAGAAATGAAGATAATAGCAAAACAAGGTTCAGAGCTTGAGAAGCTACTGAAACAAATGAATGAACAGCTTATGCGCGAACAAAACGAAGCTAAAGATATGATTCAAGAATATTGTGGTTCAAGACCGGATAGCCTCGGATATGGATGGGCATTTGGAATAACCGCTGAGTGGCTTTATACTCTTATTGGATTTGATGATAAGGAGTTTGTTCCTGAGAAACTGATTCCGAATAATGATGATAAGAAGCATCCGTGTTGGAAAATCGATAAACGAAAGAAAGAAGGTCGTGAATTCATTGATAGATGGCGTAGAAAGTTTCGAGGTATAAATGGTCGGCTCCTTAATAAATTTGGGATTCCGGTAATGCACGAAGAAACAGGACGCTACTTCCATTGGCTCCCGTTTGAAAAAGATGGTATCTATTATGTCTCAGTAGGTTCTTCTCTTCTTGATTGTATGCCATCGGCAAAAAGTGAGCAGTTTGAGATAGAGGTTTAACGTATAACCAAGATAGATATGAAACAGAAGTTAGAAGAAGCAGCAAAAGAATATGCAGAATCAGTAATTGATTCATTCGGGACAAACGGAATTCCGAATGGTGTTTCCGATATTAAAGACATGATTGCTCTTAGTTTTGAAAATGGCACATCATGGCTTTCAAGTCAGATTAAATCTATCATCCTGGATGATACGTTGACAGATGGGGAAGTCATAGATAACATTAGTGAGCTATTGAACCAACAAGGATGTATTGGAGCGGATTAAAGAGAAAGGAGATTGATTATGAAAGAACTTATTGACTATTTGAATCAATCCGGATTGACGGGATTAGTACGTACATATATGATTGCCGTAGGTATTTCATCTGTCATTGTATTTATTTTGATAATATATATGATCATTTAAATGTCACGTACTCTTAATGGTAGGAAAAAATTTATGTTGGATTTTCAACGTAGGCGCAAAAAAAGGAAAATATTTTAACTTGTAACAAGATAAATATGAATAAGATAGAAAAATTGGCTGGAGAATATAACTCCACCTTTGCTCGACTAGCAGTAATAGAAAGTGAATTGACCAAAGAATGTCAGAAGTACGTTTCTTGGGATACTGTTCAAGTAAGTATCACTGGTGGCGGTGCTCCCATTGTAAAAGCAAGAGAAGAGATAGATGCCGTTCCTTTGGAGGATTTTATTGACCATGTAAATAAACATGGCAACATGTCAGAATGCGCCTACGGACATTTAGCTTGTATTTGATTTAAAACAGAACAAATATGAAAAAAGTAACGATAATATGTGATGCATGCGGAAGAGAGATACAGCCATCGTATTTCCGCAGCGCAAGATTGGATTTCAAGGTGGATAAATGGGATGGTGGTTCTGTTGGTGGAAGGGAAGATATATTCATCCAAGAAGCCGACTTATGCTCGGAATGCGCCCATAAGTTACAGAAATTTATAGAGAACGAATTGAACATTCAACCACATCACCCCTAATTGATTAAATTATGAAACAGACAGTAGAAGAAGCGGCAAGGGAAAATATCTTGTTTAATCACAGGACAGTTGACAGGACTTTGTTTGGTAAAGATTTGGCAAGGTTTGGAGAGATAAATTTCATCCAAGGTGCTGAGTGGCAGTCCAAGCAATCCCCGTGGATAAGCGTTAAGGAACGGTTGCCGGAAGATACAAACGAAAAATTAGTGGCGCTTGAAGATGGAACAATAAGAATAGCGCATTATGATGAAGATTACAACGAAGATATGGAATATCACTTTTGGTATGACTGCGCTGCAAGTGAGAGTTATCATAGAGATGATGTAATCTATTGGATGCCAATACCGTCTTTCGATGAGATACTAGAATCCAACAGGGATGTACTGGAACGAATTAAAGAGAAAGGAGATTGAGATATGGAAATAAAGAACGGAATAATAATAAATGGAGTGTTGCATGAGATGACGAGTGAAAATGTCCCATGCAACCAATGCTCACTGTTGCGCATTTGCAGTAAGTCAGAAAAGGAAGAATATTCCGTCTGTCTTTGTGCTTTGATGAACTGTGATGGCTTTGTTAACCGCGGAAAAGTAAAAATAGAGAAGGAGGAATAACTATGGGATTTACAACACCGTGTTTTATTCGCAAGAGTACCTATAAAATTAAAAAGAAATTAGATGAGTTGGGATATAGATTGTTTGGAGCGGAACTTAACGAAGATTTATGTATTTTCACTGAACCCGAATACGGTCTATATAGTATTGAGTTTTTCAGTAATATTCCACATCCTGACGAAACCGATAGTGTTGATTGTGGAACGAATGAGGAACTTTTTCTGGCTATAGCTGCATTAAGGGATGATAGTAACTATATGCAGTGGTTTATAGCAGAATCTTCACTTAGCGTTTCTTTTGGAGATGCTATTGGTAATGACCATTATTTCATAGAGCCTAAAGGTAGCTTCTTCTTTTGGGGTATAGAATATCAAAATGCAACAATTATTTCAGGAAATTTCCGTAAGGCTACCGTAAATGAACTGATTGAACACTTTAAAACAAAGAAGGAATTATGAAAGCAAGAATAAAAAGAAAAATACAAAAACGACCATTTTTATATAATGTAGGATAAGTGTTTAAGGCTTGTGATTGGCTTACTAGTATTCAGCGTGGAAATATAGTTTGGCGTAGGTATCGTTCATTTGGTACTATTATTAAATCAGAATATTAAATATGAAAGCAAGAGTAAAATCAACAGGAGTTTTGGTAGATGTAACTCCCCAATTAAACATCAACTCTCAACATAGCAGAGATTATTTATATGTATGTGATAACATGGTTTTCAAGGAATACGAACTTGATTTTTCAGCTATCGAATGGGAACAGAGGCGATATGAACTAGCTAAATCCGCGATGCAAGGATTTTGCAGCAATCCACATGAACAGATAATGAGTGCTGGTTCAGATATGATAGCAGAATGGAGTCTTGGTTTCGCTGATGCGCTAATAAGGAAACTGAAAGGAGAATAGCTATGGATAGTGTACAGACACAAACCTTTTCCATTAAAGGGGATGGAGGTGGTGAAGCATATATTGACTTTTGCGATGGACAATTATATATTTCTGTTGTTTTAGAAGGGAAACAGGCAGATTTTCACTTTGAGCCTGTTACTTTGAAAATGTTTGCCCATGCTTATAAGCTGCATTGTGAAGATATGCTTGCTAATGCTTTAAAGAGTAGATAACTATGAAAGTATTAAGAAATGAAACTCCTGTCGCTCGCAAAGAACACAGGTGCGATTTTTGCGGTGAAGTAATTTCCGTTGGAGAAAAATATAACAGACAGACCAATGTTTATGACGGTCGTGTTTATGACTGGGTAACCCACTGTGAATGCTCCAAGTTAGCCTGTGAACTTGATATGTTTGATGATTGCGATGAAGGACTTGATAGTGATGGGTTTGTTGACAACTTAAATCAGTATGTTTACGACAATCATTATGATGATAAAATAGATGATATTGCGAAGAATTGGCAATTACCACGCTATGAATTAGTAAAGAAAGTGTTGGATGAGTTAAACAAGAAATAGTTATGACCGAAGAACTTGTAACATTAGAAACAGCGAAGTTGCTGAAAGAGAAAGGGTTTAATGAGTATTGCAAAGATATTATTAATCATAAGGGTATAATGATGGAAACCATATTTAGAACTAGTAAGGATTTACCTAAATTATTTTATTCTTGCCCTACACAATCCATCGCCCAAAAGTGGTTACGTGAAACCAAAAACATTCATATATGTGTATATAACTGTGCTTGTGGTTATGGATACGAAATATCTAAAGCTGACAATGGAACTCATATAGCCAGTTCTGTTTATGAAGGAACAAATGATGGTAGTAAATGGGATATCTACGAAGACGCACTTGAAGCAGGATTACAGGAAGCATTAAAACTTATATGATTATGAAAACAATTATATTTACAATCATATGTATTATCGCCCTATTATGGGTTGGAGATCTCACAATTACATTTAAGCCGTTTTCTATCTCGCTGCCCGGTTGGCATAAGGCTTTAGGTATCCTTCTATTTTTTCTGTCAATGGCGGTATATACTATAGGGGATTATACCAAAGGGTATAAACAAGGTTTCGATGATGGAGTAAAGGAATGTATTGAAATACTTAAAAAGAAATGAACAAGTTAGAACACATAGCCACAATTGATTTCTGTTACTGGCGGTTGAAAATTCTCTGCAAACAACTTTCTAAGCCAAAATCAAACATAGAGATAATGGTTGACAACGCTTGCGGTTATAATGAAACCGAAGAGATAAGAAAGGAATGTATAATACTTTTAGAGCAGATTATCGAAAGCAAGAAGGCTATCAGTGCTGATTACTCAGGGGATAGCAAGTTTTTAGATAAATTAAAAAAGTGGAATGGATAAACTGTACAAAGTAACCATTTCCGATGCATCATCTGTATTATGTTTGCTGTTTTACTCTAAAGGTTAAATCTTTGGTTATGAGTGTTTTACGACTAAAATAATTGTGTAAATACTTGGCTAATTCATTGATAATGAGTATCTTTACAATACTAAAAGAAACCAATATTACTAACAATTAAAAGACAAGAGCGATGAAAGCAACAGATTTATTCAATTATAGATTAGAAGAATTTGAAACTATAGAATCTTTTTCTAAAAGAGTATATGAGACAGCAAAGAGATACAGAAGTTCTTTGCACTTTACACCGCAAGAAAGCTATCATGTACTAACTATACTCGCAAAATATTATAATGAAAGCGTGTCTGATATTCTTTCTGCTATAAGAGATATTGAATTTAGATGTGCTTCAAGAAAGTATAGAATACAATGGGTAAAGTGTTTGGCTGACCATTACTTAGTGATAGATAAAAGATAAGTTTAACCAGCAGGGCGAAAGCCCTGCATAACACATAAGAGCAATGAACACATATTACAAATTTGCGCCAAACGTATTTTTGGCAAAGTGCGAAGAAAAGTACGAAAGAGGTGAAGAAATTCTAGTTACCACCAAGTATGGCAAAGAAAATGAAAGCATCGTTTTTAATCTGATTTTTGAGAAAGATGGCTTCTATTACTATTCCATCATCAGAGCCGACGGTTTTAATGTTCAGGAATGGGCAAAGCAAAGAGCGGAGCGCAGACGTGAATGGGCTGTATCCGCAGAACGCAAAAGTACTGAATTTTATAACAAGTCAAATAAGGATGCTGATTTTCTTTCTCTCGGTGAACCTATCAAAGTAGGACATCATAGCGAAAAGCGGCATCGCAAAATGATAGATGATGCTTGGAACAACATGGGTAAAAGCGTTGAGTTCAGTGATAAGACTAATGAACATGAAAGGGTAGCCAAATATTGGGAAGAAAGAGCCAATATGATTAATCTCTCAATGCCTGAAAGTATAGACTTCTACGAGCATAAATTGGAACAAGCTAAAGAATACCATGAAGGCGTAAAGTCTGGCAAATACCCACGTGAACATGCGTACACTCTCACTTATGCCAAGAAAGAGGTAAACGAACTGCAAAAGAAATACGAGCTGGCTAAAAAGTTGTGGGGAGAGGATTTATGATACAGTTGATATTAGAAGAAAGGATTGTCTGTGAAAATGGCTGTATTGTTGAGTATTTCGATGTGCAAGGTTCAAAATACATCAACACTGTAAAAATTAGGGGTGATAAGAATTACCAAAAGGGGGATATATTCAATGCAATAGAGTCAGGACATGATGGTATAAGTAGTTACCAGCGAAAGCACGGTGTTGAGTATGACGGGATTAGTTTCCAATCTTCTATTGAAAAGACGGAAGTCGAAATACTCTTGAACTACCATTTGATAGATGAAGTCAAGAAACGGTTCAAACCATGTTTCGTTTACCAAGAAGGATGGATGAACGAAGATGACTACGATGAAGCTGTTCGTGATAAAGCAAAGGATATTTACGTTGATATTATAACCAATCTTTCTGAAGAGTTACATAAAGATTTTGAGGAAATAGATGAATTAATACCTGCCAATGAATACGATGATATTATATGTAGTTTTAGTGGTCAAATCATAAATTATACAGCATGAAAGCAAAGATAAAGAAAACAGGAGAAATCATAGAAGTACGTCACTTGAACGTAAGATTAGGCAATGAAATTATAGCAAAAGGGTATGTGAACGTATCTAATTCAGAAGATGTATATGATTGTGACGAGCTTGAAATAATGCAGGAAAAGTCCGATTGTATTGATTGGGAACAACGTAGGTATGAGATAGCAAAAACTGCAATGATTGGAAATTTGGCCGCTCCTGTTGTAGATGGAGTAGACCCAAATCCAAGCATACAACAACTTGTACGACATTCTGTAATGTTAGCTGATGCACTTATTGAAGAACTAAAAAAAAGGAATTAAGGAATGAAAAAGTACAGAATTAAAGTAGTAGAAACTCTTTCTAAAGTGGTAGAGGTGGAAGCGGAAGATAAAGATGATGCTTTTGAGAAAGTGGAAGACATGGTAAACTGTGAAGATATTGTGTTGACAGCAGACGATTTTGAAGGGAGAGAATTTTATCTTTATGGAAACGAAAACCAATAAAGCAATCTCATTACTCCGGTGCGGTGATTTTAAAGCCGCACTGGCTATTTTCTCCACTTTTCGCATTGGATTTACCAAAGAAGAACGCAGAACATTGAAAATTGCGTATGAATGTCTTTCTGGTAATGCCGGGTTCTACCAGCAAATTGGTATTGATACCAATGGCGAAATAGAGAAAAGTAAATCTATTCTGTTAACTAAGTATCAGTAAATGAATAAGTTAAACAAAGTTTAAGCTTGCGATATTTAAGATGTAAAATACTGATATTCAATATATTATTTGTATCTTTACATATCAAAAATAACAACTTAAATAATAAGAGCAATGAATAGGGTACAACAAATGACAGAAGAGCTTAACCGGGTATTGCATTCAACTACATACCAGTTTGAGATTGACACGGAAGATTATGTTTTCGGTTTCAGGAAAACCATTAGAAAGCGGACTAAGGATTTGGCAAAGGCTATTAAGCTGGATCAAAAAGTTAGAAATGACTTAGGCAGATTCTTATCTGAAACCGTTCGTGTCGTAGCAGTAAGAATGTATAAGAATGGCGAACTGAAGACTGAGCTTAAAGCCGAAGAAATAACAGCATCATATAATGGATAAAATATAGGGCAATGAGAACATCGAACAAATTAACAAGCAAAGAAAGCTTTGCTATCCTGAGAGAAATCGAAAGCAGAAAATGTCCGGATGGGGTTAAGTATTCCGAATGGAGAGAAGAAAGGGATAGACAGAAGACAGAAGCCATCAAAAACTTAATTCCTGAAATCGGGCTAGGGTGTACTGTATGCTACTATTCTGATAGGAGAGCAGCTACTGTTACCAAAATTATTTCTCCATGCAAGATTGAGGTTACATTTAATCAAACGGAATGTATCGACTACTATGCTGGTGATTATAGGATTTTACCAACACTTGAAGGTGGAGCAAAGGTGTTCACTAAAAGAAGAAACGGCTGTTGGGTAGCAGATGGACAATCGTACAAGGACGGTGTTTTGCTTATGCTTCATTATCAAAGTCATTATATTGACCCGCATTTTTAGGATTAAAAGCAATGGAAACAACGGTAAAAGTGTATTTAAGAGACGAACAAGGTAATGAAGACTGGTTCGTCACCCCTATCAACTTATCAGAGCAAGAAGTACGCAAATATTATCTCGGCAATATTTTCAATATGGGGCGCGAAACAGACCACATGATGACATGTTACAAGGTTGAGATAATAAAATCATCAAATTAGATAAATTTATGACTAAATGTGGCGCTTTTTACGCCATATTTAGTATCTTTACACCATAAAAATAAAGCAATGAGGATTTATACAAGTTATTTCGGGAATTACAGAAAACTAGCAGCTGCAAACGTAAAAATGATATGTGTTGCGTTAGGGAGGCCAAGATTTTATAATGCACCTCAGATCATAGAGGTTGCACCAAGAAGATACATGTTGGATGATAAATGGACTTATGAAGAGTACACGAGTATGTATTTGAATGATGTTCTTGCAAAAGTCAATCCGCAAGAATTGATTCAAACTATCCAACGACACAGTGAAGGTAAAGATGTTGCTCTCTGCTGTTATGAAAAACCAGGTGATTTCTGCCATCGGCATATTTTGGCAAAGTGGCTTACTGAAAAGACTGGCATTGAGATAACAGAATTTGGAGTAGTTGAGAAGAAAGAACCTAAGTACGAACAAGCAAGTTTGTTCTAAGTTTGTTTTGATATTATGACCTTACAGGAAAGCGTAGTAGAATTTGGTAATGCCTGCAGAAGACTTTTTTAAAGTCTTCTGCAAGGAACTAAAGTTTGATAAGATTCTTGATAAGTTAGAAAAAATATTAGCCAACCATCAATAGCGTTTGATGGAATGCTGCCAAATTTGCCAAGCAAGCGGTGGTTTGACAGCATAGACAATTGCGGAAATAGCTCATCGGTAGAGCGTTGGCATTCCAGCCAAAGAGTGGGGGTCGACTCCCTGTTTCCGCTCAACCCTTATAGTAGCGATAAGCAGAAGCAAGAACATAAAAGCTTGTGCAGTTTACGGGGTGATGGTAATTGCCATCTGACACGACTGTAAAGAAGCCGAATAGATTGCATAGGTGTTCTTGTGAGTGACTTATAGATGATTGAATTTTGTGTTAAGCCTGTCGGGAATACGCTCGGCAGGCATTTAACGCAAAATGTATATGAAGTTATATACAACCAAATATATGGACGAAAAAGGACTAATAAGAGCATGTGAAAACTCCGGTTGCGGTTGGAAATGTTGTTCGTTCGGGTCGGACGGGCATATTGTAATATTGCCCCATGAACTTGATGGGCACCAAGAAGAAATCTCCCATTTGCAGATTATAGACGATGATTATTTTGGCGGTAAAAAGGCAAAATGTTTCGCCAGAGACTGTAAGTCATGTGACAATGGTTATAAGCCTATCATGTGTCGTACTTACCCCTTGTGGGTAAAATCGGTAAAGAAAAGTTTTGTCTTTCGTAGTGGTAAGTGTCCGTTGAAGAATGAACAACTTACCAAACATAAAGAGTTTGTATTGGGCATCTTTGACAGTTACAGAAAAGCATTGTTGCCTAAAACTGACATAGACACATTCCTATCTAAAGCATGGATTGACCGTTACGAACCATTGTTTCCAGTAAAAAAAGGAAATATTGAGTATAAGATACAAGTGAAAGTATTGTCTATATCTGATACATCCGATATTGAAAAAATGGAGCAAACTCTTTTTGTTAATCCTGATATGTGTTTTCCTTCTGAAAAGGAAGATATAGTGAAATGCCTGCAATCCGGTTGCAGTTTCGGGTTACTGGTAAATGACAAGCTGGTTGCCTATTCTCTTACGTACTTTACTGAATATGGTACTGCCTACGTGGATAAATGTTTTGTTCATGCTGATTATAGGGGTAACGGATTCCAGTATATACTTATTAATGCAAATATAGCAAAATTGGTTTCTAATGGTGTACAAGAGATATTTGCTATGACATCACCCAAGAATGAGGCAAGCATGAAGAGCTTCATCAATGCAGGGTTCTCATTCAAAAGAGATATCAAATACAAAGGGATTGAACGTCTAATCTTAAAGTGGGAGCTATGAAAGTTATAGTTTATACCAAAAATATCATTGAGAATATCGAGAAATCCCGAACACTTGTTAATGTTCCTATTTCGTTAATGTTCAAGGATTTTTATGAAGATATTTATGAGCATATATCGGATAAAATAAGAAATAAGATTTTTGGACTCCATTTAAAAGACAGTATATGCTATTCTATCGGAAAGGCAGTAAAGGGGAATAGCGGCGCTGTGGTTACATCATTTGCGGATGTTTGGAAATATCTTACTATCAATGGAAATGCGTGCCAAGGAATACATAATTTTTATATTCCGATTAATGCATGTGATAATAGAGAAGGCTTAAGCATTTATGAAGCAAGTAAGTTGGCCAATGAAATAAGGACACTTTCAAGCTCCCATATATATGGTTTGATTACTTCCGGTTGTCTGAATGAAAATCACCCTTCGGAAAAAGAACTGTTCCGTATCTGGAATCTCCTGCGTAATGATATTGAGTCTATCAGCTTGGGAGGTAGTTTTTGGCTTGGGCAAAATAGTAAACTGCCTAGTTTCATAAGTGATGTTCGTATTGGTGAATATATGTTGTTTGGCACAATCCCATATTGTAATTATGAGGTGAGAAAGGGTCTTAATGGTATAGAAATCGAAACAAGGATTATAGGTATTTACCCAGAACGTAATCAATTGATTTTGGATTGTGGCTATTCAATGGTAGACTTAGATAAGTGTCAAATTAGTGATTGTACCAATTTGAAGTTTGTAGATAGTTCTAGTGAATACTCAATTATGGAGTGTGACTATGTCTCAAATTATTGCATTGGTGATGTGGTTACGTTTGTTCCCAATTATAAATCATTAGTCAAGTTGAGATATGCAGAACATGAATATAGATAAAAGGTGGATAGGCTACATATCCAATCGAACATTTGGTATGGAACTAGAGTTTGCGGATGGTGACAAACAACGCATACCACTTCCATCAGGTTACAAGTGGACGGATAACAAGCTGACCATGATGAATAACTCAGACGGTTCAGCAGTTACACATCACGGCCAGTTTGGCGGTGAGATAAATACTCGACCGTACCATTATTGCGCAGAAGATTTACAAGAAATGAAGGAGTTTATTCAGACCATGAAAGATGCAGGGAGCTATCTTATGTGGAATGAAGGCTTTGATGCGCATCTGTACATCAAGGACATGGACTTAAATGTTATCAAGCGTATGTTTGTTCTCTCTTATTATACTGCATATCCAATCAAACGGATATTCGATATTGCGGAGTGGTGGGAAACAAAATATCTCGTACCAAGCCCTCCTTGGGATGTAGTGAAGCGTGTATTGGAAGCAGATACTATTGAAAATCTACTGAAAGTTTTTAGCAATGGTTCAGATAGAGGACACATCCGGTACTGGCTTAATTTATGTTCTATTGAAAAGATAGGAACGGCAGAGTTTAGGATCTTCAATAGCTCCTGGGATTTCGATAAAATTCTGGAAACAATCAAATTCATGTATTCATTCGTGGAGTATGCCTATCTACATGAAGACATGGAGGAATATAAGCAACTCACTACAATTGATAAATGTATTGAAGCGTTCCATATTGATTATTCTAAAGTTCCCCAAAGGCACAAACCGTTGCTTTGGGCGGCAGAACATTCGGATAATGTTACGATAGTGGGTTCCATGTTCAAGAAGTCAAATCGTATGCTTTCTTTCATCAAGAAAGAAGCGGCCAAGTTTGATGTAGCCCATGTGGTAAACTCATACTATATGGATATAGAGCAAATACTTACCAACCGTGAGATTAAGGTGTATACAAAGGAGTATTTTATCTACATGATGTATAAAGCAATCAAGGGAGAGATAAAAGAACTGCGTTTTAATGATGAATATGAGTTTCTGAATATCAAGTCTGAAAGTCCGGCTGAAATTATTGCCACTATCCATCTGTTCAATGCCATCAAGAAGCATAAGAACTCACAAGATATTTACCATAAGTCGCTTTATGACGATTTTATGGCAAAATTGGAGCATTACCATAAAAAGTATACGGAACGTTACCAAAAGCTCGTAGACAGCCTTAAAAGTAAGTCTATTGAAGTATTTTATTGTGCTGATATATCAGATGCAATTCTTAACTGCAAAGAGAATGACATATTAATCTATCAGAATGAATTTCATTCCGGTATGAAAGCCACAAGCAACGCATTACAGCGTTTCTTATTGGATGATTTTGGATCTCAAGAACGAACTAAAACGAAATATGCAGAAATAGATGAAGAACAAGTTAATTACATGGCTCTCTCGCAGCATGGATTTATGGGCAGAAGAGAGGTATTCAAAGACCAACGCACATATATTTGGTCTAATGTGGTAGAAAGTGGAGACAGCAGTTTTAACAAGCGAACTATCATCCCTCTAAAATATAAACGGTTGCCAGACGATTACGTACTTACAAATAATAGCAAACTCCGGTTTGTTCGTGCTTCTATGGCAGAAATTGATTATCTGCGCATGATTTACTTGAAGAAAGGCATCATACTCGGATCAGCTCCGTTCTGTTATTTGTGGTTCTTGGATGATTACGTGTTCGGAGCTTGTATGTTTGACTTCCTGAAGGTCAGCAAATACGGCATGGATGCAGTTTGGATGAAATCGGATTTTGTCATAGACCACCCTCTGCCTAAGTTAAGCCGATTACTAATAATGGGCGTTCTTTCATCAGAATTTAAATCAGAGTTGGGTATAAGGTATAAACATGAATGTGGGGTGATTGCCACTTCTGTATTTACCGATAAACCGGTAAGTATGAAGTATCGGGGAGTGTTCAGACTGCATGAACGCTGTGTTGGTAAACTCCATTACATACAAGATGCGGGTATTCGTGGAAAATTGGATGATATTTTAAAAGCTTTTGTAAAAAAATACGGTGATGAGCCGAGAAAGGAGTAATGTATGGGAAAATTCAAGATAGCGGAAGTACAGTTATCAGACATTAAGCTGGTCAAGAAAAATGCGCATTTCATGCAACAGGACACGTTTAATGCCTTGGTAAATAATATTCGTAGGGACGGTCAATTGTCGTCCGTACCGTTTTGTGTAAGGCATTCGGATGGCTCTTATACGGTGGTGAGTGGTAATCACCGGACGCAAGCGGCAAAAATGGCTGGGCTTACTTCCATCCATGTTATGTACATAGATGAAGAGGAAACTACAAACGATTGGTTGCTGGCAACACAATTGTCACATAACAGTATAGTTGGGCAGGACGATGCGGAGATTCTGAAGCAATTGCTTGATGAAATAACAGATGTCGCACTGAAAGAGTATGCGCATATCAGCAATGAAGTTCTGGAAAGTGTAAAGGATATCAACTATACGGTTGAAATGCCGAATAACGAAATCGTTCCTGTAACTCTTATGTTTGTTGATACGCAGAAGGTTTCGTTTGATAAACTCATGGAAACGTTGGAATGTTATTCAGAAAAAGAGCTTGGTAATCTAACTTTGGTGGATATGGATACAATGCACCGGTTGAATGAAGTATCAGCTAAAGTGCAAGCCAAGTATAAAATCAAGGCTCAAGCTTTGAGTATTTGTAAAATGTTGGAAATCGTAAACAATGTATTGGAGGGAAATAAAGATGGCACAGAAGTACAGGCTTAATACAAGGCAAAAGAAAGCGAAATTCTTAAAAGCTTTGGACGCAAGGATGTTGAATGTTACCGCAGCTTGTGAGGCTGTGGAAATATCACGCTCAATCGCTTATAAATGGAAAGCGAATGATCCAGATTTTGCCGAAAAATGGAAAGAAGTAGAAGAAAGTTTCTATGATAAGCTAGAAACGACAATGTTTGCCAAAGCTCTGACGGAACAAGATAATACTATGCTTATTTGGCTAAGCAAGACCAAAATGAAGCATAGAGGTTATGTTGAAAAAGTGGAGCAGGATGTGAATGTGAATCAGTTTGAAAAATTGATGCAGGAATTGCCGGACGATGACGAATGAGCAAAGATGAAAAGTCTATACGATACATGAAAGCATGGCGAGAGGATTGGTGCAAGTTTGCTCATGATGTTCTTCATTCAAGGCTAGACAGAGAGCAACAAGCTATTCTTCAATCCGTTCAGCATAATCCAATGACTGCTGTAGCATCGGGCACAGCTCGTGGGAAAGATTACATTGCAGCTTGTGCATCTATGTGCTTTATGTATCTTACTCCACGTTGGAAAGAAGGTAAGTTAGTTAAGAATACCAAGATTGCTATGACAGCTCCTACAGCTCGTCAGGTTCAAAATATAATGATACCTGAAATATCTCGTTTATTTAGAAATGCAGGGTTCTTGCCCGGACGTCTACTGTCTTCCGGAATTAAAACAGATTACGAAGAGTGGTTTCTAACGGGGTTCAAAGCTGGTGATGACAACACAGAAGCATGGTCCGGTTTCCATGCTGTAAATACCATGTTTGTTGTTACTGAAGCTTCCGGTATATCAGAAGCGACATACAACGCTATTGAAGGTAACTTACAGGGTAATTCCCGCTTTCTCATAGTGTTCAATCCTAATGTTACTACCGGTTACGCAGCTCGTGCCATGAAGTCTGACCGTTTTGCGAAATTCAGGCTTAGCTCTCTAAATGCAGAAAATGTAGTAAAGAAGCAAATAGTAATACCCGGTCAAGTGGATTATGAATGGGTAAAAGACAAGGTAATAAATTGGTGTTCTCCCATTCAAAAAACAGATTTCAATGAGGGAGAAGGCGATTTCAATTGGGAAGGTAAACTATACAGACCTAATGATTTATTTCGAGTTAAGGTACTTGGTATGTTCCCGAAAGTTTCTGAAGATGTACTTATACCTTATGAATGGATAGAGATAGCAAACAGGAATTGGCAAGAATTACAAGCAAACGGTTTTATTCCAGCCAAATCTTGTAAGTTAGGTGTTGACGTGGCCGGTATGGGACGCGATAATAGCGTGCTTTGTCTCCGATATGGTAATTATGTGCCGCAGTTTGAGGTGCATCAATCTGCCGGACGTGCGGACCACATGCACGTGGTAGGTATGATGATTCCCTACCTAAAGAAGAAAGGGGCAAAAGCATTTGTTGATACGATAGGAGAGGGGGCAGGTGTTTATTCCCGCTTATTGGAGGAAAAATTTACAAATGCTTTTTCATGTAAATATTCAGAAGGTGCGGATGGGTTGCATGATATTACCGGAGAATATGAATTTGCCAATATGCGCGCATATTTGTATTGGGCTTTGCGCGACTGGCTCAATCCTAAAAATGGATTTGGTGCAGCTTTACCTCCATGTGACCAGTTAATGGAAGAAGCGACTGAAACTAAATGGAAGTTTCTCAGTAATGGAAAGGTTATCATTGAGGCTAAAGAAGACATAAAAAAACGTATCAAGCGTTCTCCTGACTATATGGATGCATTAGCGAATACATTCTATCCTAGGGATTACAGCTTTATTAGCGATGAAGAGCTGCTCAAAGATTTTTTGTAGTTGTGTTTCTTTTAGTACCTTTGTAACCGAAAACACTTCTTTTGTGTTTTCATTGCTCTTATGTGCACTGGCTTGTGAAAGTCGGTGCCATTTTTGTTCTATGTCAAAAGTTAAATCTTTGATTTAGAGATGTTTGTGATAAAAATAAAAGTGCAAATGTTTGGCTAACTCGTTGATAATGACTATCTTTACAATACAAAAAGAAACCAATAATACTAACAATTAAAAGACAAGAGCAATGAAAGCAACAATAATCCAACAGAGAATAATAGAAAAGTTCATCATGTCAGAGTTTGTACAAGGTAACTTAGATACAGAAGAACAAGTAAGCTGTATGCTTATCCTGATTCAAAAGAAACTGAATATGTCAGTAGAGCAAGCAAGTGACTTTATGAGAAAATCAATTGGTATTAACGCTTAATACACACGATTATGAAAGTATATGATATAAATGGCAATGTAGTAGCAGAAGGCTATTTAGTTCCCAATCCCAATTTCATTCCTAAAGGTGAATACAAAGAAACTGAACTGGATTATCAAAAGAAGAAAGCTGATATGTTGATAACTTCAATTGATGGCAGTTTCTATGAAATCTGTTTGCCTAAAAATGCTACACTTCGCCGGAAGATAAGCAAAGATATAAAAGGATATGGCAGAAACGTAAGAAGGTATAATGAAGATATAATTTCTGTAACAGAAAAAGTCCTAAAGATTCTGCAAACTAAATATACCATAATGTGCGACTTTTAAATACACAACTATGAGCTCAGATAACATAAACAGTCGAAGTATATTACAACCAAGGATAAAAATCATTAGCCATAGATTTGTTGTACCTCGTTCATTAGATAATGATAGATATTGGTATGCGATAGTTGTTAATGGCAAAATAGGATATAATATTGAAATAGTGGAAAATGTGTCATATAATGGAGAGAAATATTACATAGGATATTTATATAACGATGATATTCCCTTAAAATATAGCAGCACTTACTTGGAATTTGGATATAGTGACTATAAGAACACTTATCGGTATATAATTGAAGCAATGCTTCGGGTTATTGAAGGAGATTATAGTGAAATAAAAGCTGTCGGACACTGTATAGCTATACCTTAATATGGAACAAAATCGTTTTGATGTATTTCAGAAAGTTCTTTGTCTGTACGGACAGTACGTGTTTCTCAATCTGTATTCATCCGCAAAGGCGCTAGAAAAATACGAAGATTGTGCCATTATGCGAGATTTGATGAAAAGGTACAATATTGATGAACGTGATGAAATCCAAGATTGGCAAGCTGAATTATGGCGTTGTGGATATTCTGGTGAAATTGCTGGCATTAACTTTCCATATTATATGCATGAAGCTGTAAAAATGGTAGGTTATTAGATAAATATTATTATTTTTTTTGTTTAAAAGTGGCATAATAAATGTCACTTTTGTTATATTTGCACCATAGCATCTGATGCTAACGTATCCTTTCATGTTCTCGGGTATACGTATTGTGCTATCCGGTTTCTTTATGGAGCAGTATCATGTGTAACTAATCACCGTATGAAGGAGTACGGAACTACATTATGAACACAATTAAAATTTTTGAGAATGAGCAATTCGGAAAGGTAAGAATTGCGATGAGTGAAAATAACGAACCTTTCTTTTGCTTGGCAGATGTATGCCAGATTTTGGATTTGATTCCCAGTAAGGTAGCGCAAAGATTAGATAAGGATGTACTTTCAAAGTATCCCCTTGAAACAGCCGGTGGAATCCAACAGGCAAATTTTGTTGATGAGGATGGTTTGTATGATACAATATTGGATAGTCGTAAGCCTGAAGCTAAAAAGTTCCGCAAATGGGTAACAAGCGAAGTGTTGCCATGTATCCGTAAGACAGGTGGCTACATCGCTACCAAAATGGACGACACTCCAGAAGAAATCATGGCACGTGCGCTTATTGTGGCACAAGAAACACTGAAACGAAAAGAACAGCGTCTTATAGAGGCTGAGCGGAAGATCCAAAAAGATGCTCCTAAAGTCCTTTTTGCTGATGCTGTCTCAACTTCACATCGCTCTTGTTTAATTGCTGAACTGGCTAAAATATTACAACAAAATGGGGTAAATATCGGTCAGAACCGTTTGTTTAGCTGGATGCGCGAGAATGGTTATCTTTGTCAAAAGGGTGACTACTACAATCAGCCGACGCAGAAATCTATGAAATTGGGACTTTTCGAGTTAAAGAAAACATCAATCACCAAGCCGGATGGTTCGGTATTGGTAACGACCACTACCAAAGTAACCGGCAAAGGACAAATATATTTCGTGAATAAATTCCTATCTAAATAATCAATATAAAAAAAGGGTGTCAAGTGACACTTTACTATATTTATGGACGAAATAACAGCTATATTAGACAGTACCCGACCCGTTGATAATATTATCAACGACTTAAAAGGAAAGTCAGTCTATGTCCCCTCCTGGGATAAACTTATCAAAGACTACGAACCAACAGAACATGAGATAGTATCTGACACAGTTACTCGTAAAGACAAGATTCGATCTAATGGAGATATAGAAAAAGCTTCCCGTATCTACATTGGGCTTGAAAAACTTCTCACCAAACGAATGACTGAATTCATGTTTGCTATCCCAATTAAACGTGTATATCACAATATAGAAGACAATGAAATCCGCCAAAGTATTGCGAAAGCGATTGAAGCGATATATAAGTATGCCCGTATTGATAGCGAGAATACTAATCGGGGCAATGCTTACTTTGCTTCATGCGAAATGTTCACCATTTGGTACACAGTTGAGAGCCCCAACACCCTATACGGCTTTAAAAGTAAGTATAAGCTAAAATGTAAGACCTACTCACCAATGGACGGTGTTAGGTTATACCCTTTACTTGATGAGCTTGGTGATATGATCGCAATGTCTTTTGAATACACAAAAAAAGCCAAAAATGAAGAAGTTACCTATTTCGAGACATACACAGCAAACATTCATTATAAATGGAAACAACAGGGGAACGGCTGGGAATTAGTTAAATCAGAATCGGTCGTTATTCTGAAGATACCTGGAGTATACGCTTATCGTCCTGTTCCCATTTATCACGGTCTTTCCTATATCAGAAAAGAAATCGAATACACCCTTTCACGCAATAGTGACGTGATCGCATATAATAGTGCTCCTATTCTCAAAGTAGCAGGCGCAACTCAAGGAAAAGAAGACAAGGGAGAAAGTCGTAGAGTTTATCGTGTCGAAAACGGCGGAGATGTTTCTTATGTTTCATGGGCGCAATCTATCGAAGCGTTAAAATATCATGTCGATACCCTTATTAAGTTATTTTGGTCACAATCACAAATGCCGGATATTTCTTTTGAAAACATGAAGTCTCTTGGCAACATCGGATTTGATGCAAGGCAGACTTTACTTACTGACGCTCATTTAAAGGTTGGAGATGAAAGTGGTGCATGGATAGAAGCATTTGAACGTGAATGTAGCGTAATCAAAGCTTTCTTGAAAATGATGAATGTTTCTTGGAAAGGTGAGGTAGATAATGTTGAAGTTGAGCATGTTATTACTCCGTTTATCCAAAATGATGAAAAGTCAGAAATAGAGAAGTGGGTTACAGCCAGTGGGGGGAAAGCGGTTGTCAGTCAATTAGAGGCCATCAAGAACTTGGGTATTTCTACCGATCCGCAAAAGACTCTCTCTCAAATTCAAAAAGAAGATGCAGAGGCTTCCAAAAGCAGGATAAGCAATATATTCGAACAATCAGAATAATAATCTAAAATATAAATATTATGGCAAAAACTGATGTACTAGAATTTAGTAAAGAAAAACAAGGTTACTCCTGTGAATTTATTTCTGTTGGGAAATGTGTAATACAGATAGACAGAGAGTATAGTGGCATACTTAGTATATACGCAAAATTGGAAGGTATGGATTATGCACTGTTGTATCAATACTCTTCTGCTCAATTTAATGATAATGTGATTTTTGAGCTTGATGTACAAAAGGGGCTGTCCGTCAAAATAGTAAGTCAGGTAGGCGTCATGAGTGCAAAGATGGCTTATGAATATGAAGGTTTATAGCCTATCTGCCAAGTTGTAGACAAGTTAAAGGCAGCGTAGGCATCTGTTTATGCTGCTGGCTTAAAACTTAAAATCATGAAGAAAAAAATATCAAACTGGCTTATTAGATTAGCATTGAAGATCAACCCACAAGAAAGACTAAGTAGTATTGAACAAGTTGATAACTACGAAGCAAAGAAACTAGGCATATGTCTTACACGGACCAAGAAAGAAATCAAGGATTATCGTAAGAAGATGAAACTTGACGAAGGTTGGTCTAATCGGAAATCAGATGAAATGCTTATCAAAGAAGTAAAAAATGAAGTCCGCCAATCGATTATAAACTCTATCATTCAAAGAGGGTTAATAGAATATTTTGTTGAAAAAGTCGGTGACGCACTTCATGTTACCGGTGAAATTAAAGTATATATAAAAAAAGAATCGCATGAAAGTTCCAATAGATGAAATGACGTTTGCCGAAAGCGAATATCATAGAGGTAACAAAATATGGAATGCCCAAACGTTGTACGATTTTGCTAAGGCAAAAGAGTATCCAGTTATGGATATGCCACTTTGGAATATCGACTTGACGACAGAGCCGTTTGAGTGCAGCCAGCTTCACAACTTCATATTTCAATGCAAGCGTGTGCGTGACTGTTCCCTTGATTATCCTATCCTATTGGATGAGGTAGGGCAAATAGCAGATGGTTATCATAGACTGTGCAAAGCCATCTTGGAAGGCAAAGAGACGATTAAGGCTATCCGTCTATTGGAAATGCCCGCACCCGATAGAATTGAAGAATAATGGCAAAGAAAGTAACACCTCAATCCAATTATCATTGCCGGGATTGTGCGCATAGTTACGACTGGCACGAGAAAAATTTAAAAGGCGAGTTCTTCATGTGCCGTTGCCCTTTCTTTAAATGGAGTAAGTTTTTGAATAGAGATATATGTGACAAGTTCAAGAAGAAGTAGTGTATGGCAAAGCCTAAAATCCCCAACCAAAAGAAGAAGTATCAGGAACTCAACAACCGGCTGAACAGGTATGTCGCCCTTGTTGAGCAAATCTACGACACTCTTAACTTGGAAGTCGCCAAAGCCGTGTCGTGTACCGATTACTCCGCTGAAAGCGACAAGCCTTTCAAATGGTCTGACTACCCTCAAACAAGAAAACAGATAGCTGACATTCAAATGCAGTTCGTTGATGATATTCATTCAGTTATCTATCGAGGAACATCCGAGGAATGGAAGAATAGTAACGAGGTACAGGATTTGATGGCTGACAAGGTGCTACAAGCATACGATGCCATTGTGGATAAGAAAAAATACACGGTGCTGTATCAGACAAACTCCGATGCTCTGAAAAGCTTTCAGAGCAGAAAGGATAAGGGGTTCAATATATCAGATAAACTTTGGAAGCAATCGACCATCTACAAAGAAGAACTGGAAGCTGCCATTTCTTGTGCCATCCAGAAAGGCACAAGTGCGATTACGTTAAGCAAGCAAATCTCCAAATACCTGCTCGACTTCCCATCGCTGCAAAAAGACTACAAAGAGAAGTATGGAAGTGCGATGCATTTGCTGGATTGCGAATACCGTTCTATCCGACTGGCTCGATCTGAAATTAACATGGCTTACCGGACTGCTGAAAATGAGCGTTGGAAACAAATGGATTTCGTTGTGGGGTACGAAATAAAGCTAAGCTCTTCACATCATCACCGTATGCCACATGGGGATATATGCGATAGGTTAGCAGGTAAATATCCTAAAGATTTCGTTTGGACTGGCTGGCATCCGAATGACCTTTGTTATAAAATCCCCATCCTCAAAACAGAGGAAGAATTTTGGGAATGGGATGGACGGAGCGATGTTTCTACAGAAAGCGTGAATGAGGTCAAGGATGTACCGGACGCTTTCAAACAGTGGGTGGGAGCAAATGCTTACCGTATAGAAGAAGCCAAGAAAAGAAGGACGCTACCATATTTTGTTAGGGATAATCAAAAACGAATTGACAGTATACTTGATTATACACCAACTTCGACATTTACAGTTTATAAGATTGAGGGTATGGAGCAGCTTTCAGTCCTTGACGGAAGTAATTACGAGCTTACTAAGGCTGTATCTGATGTGGAATCTAATATACGGCAAAATAAAAGCCATGAGACAGGTGTATTGTTCAATAAGGATGGTAATATTGTGATTGATAAGAGGGGAGGAAGTCGTAGTGTTCAATTCACAAAAGATGAATGTCTCTTAATGAATGACGGAATATTTACCCATAATCATCCGGGTGCATGGGGATATTCGGAAAACGATATTATGCGTATAGGAAATTCTTTCAGCATACAAGATATAGCATTGGCTGTTGGAAATAATCTTGCAGAAATGAGGGCCGTAACCCCTAATTATACCTTTTCAATGAAAAGGCCTGATGGAGGCTGGGGAATAAGCGTAGAGGAATTAATGAAATTATATAATGATGAAAATCGAAATCTGCGGTTAGAATTTACAAGAAGGATAAATAAAGACACACTTACAATATCACAGGCAAGTGCAACTCATTTTCATATATTATGGAAGAGGTTATCAAAAAAACTGGGATTCGATTATTCTAAAATGAAGACTAAATAGCTATATTCGCATTATGGTTAAGAGATTATATAAAAACGGTGACAATTATTCATGTACAGATGACAGGCATGAAATATTAAATCTGTATGCTTCACAATGCGCATACTGTAAACATTTTCATGCAGATGACTATTATTGCTCTGCTTACCCTGATGGTATTCCTGACGAATTGCTTAGAGGCACACAGAAACACAACTCACCCATTAAAGGACAGGTATGTGACACTGTGTATGAACGGGATAAAAAATGGGAGTATTCAGACAATGGAAGATAAACTTATGGAATATGGAAACTACTAATTCACTATTAGAAAAAGCTCTTCAAATAGCAACTGATGCGCATCTTTATCAAGCTGACAAAGCTGGAGCACCTTATATTTTCCATCCTATCCGTGTTTCAAACAGATGCTCTACTGATGAAGAAAGAATTGTTGCTTTGTTGCACGATACGATAGAAGATACTGAAGTTACTGCTGAATATTTACTAATGGAAGGCTTTCCTCGTAATATCGTTGATGCCATTCTTTCTGTCACCCGCAACAAAGATGAAAGCTATGAAGATTTTATCAAGCGTTCCCGCTTTAATCCGATTGGAAGACAAGTAAAGTTACACGATTTAGAAGATAATATGGACATTACCCGACTGGAGCAAATTACAGAGAGCGATTTATCAAGGCTGAATAAATATCTAAAGGCTTATAAGTATCTCAAAGAATAACTACTGATGTACAATTACATTCAGTTTCACGGCACGGAGTACAAGATTACTTTCGTGCCGTGTGTTTTATTATAATAGTTTAACACTTAAAGTGAAGTAAAAAGAATCACTTTTCGTATATTTGCATAAAGCATGTGAAGTTACATGCAACCGAACTTGTCGTGAATACATTCATTGCTCTTAATGTATGATTAAGAAGGTTGACGGTCTGCTTGCATGTAATGTTTTGCAGGCCGTTTTTATTAATTAAAACATTGTACAATGGATAGAAAACAACAGGTTTTGCTGAAATTGAAACCGAAAGTGAAGGCGTTCGGGTTCAATAAAAAAGAGGTGATGGGTATCGCTGCTAGAATTGCCGATAACCTAACCTCCACAGATGACGTCTCCGATGAGGACGTAAACGCAGAAATTGAAGCAGCTATCGATGCGGTTCTCCCCTACCTGCAAGTCAGCCAGTCTTTTGCAAATCGAGTAATCGAAGAAAACCGCAAAAAGAATGACGACGACGATGAACCCGATGACGATGATGACGATGGCCCATCAAATCCCACTAATCGCCAGCCGGGTTTAAACAAAAAAAATCCCAAAAACAGAGGAAAGAATGATGATACTCCGGAATGGGCTAAAGGTTTGGTTCAGACAGTGCAAACACTGAATGACGAAATCGCAGCATTGAAAGGTGAAAAAGTTACCACTACACGTAAAGAAAAACTTGAATCCTTATTGAAAGACGCTGGTACATTCGGAGCTCGCACATTAAAATCCTTCAATAAAATGAAGTTTGAAAATGATGAAGAATTTGAAGAATTCTATTCCGAAGTTGAGGAAGATTTGAAATCTTACAACCAAGAACGTGCCGATGCAGGGCTTTCTAGTTTAGGTAATCCTCCAGGTCCAGGTAGTAAGAAACAAGAAAAAAATGAAGTATTAACTGACGAAGAGGTCATAGCAATAGCTAAAGGCCTTTAATCAAAAACAAATTAAAAATGGGTGCAAAAGCTGATTTAGTAAACGAACAAGAAACAATCTTAACCGGAATGGATTCGATTGTTATTCGTAACTATTTAGGCGGAATTATGAATGGTCGGACGCTAGATATGACTGAATTTAAACAGCCTGTGATCAAAGCTGGGCACATTGTCATCCGCGATACAGAAAACGATACTTATAAGCCAATGCCTGTTAATTCAGCAGGTACAGCCTACGAATCATTGCCGGAAAGTCATGAATATGTCGGTGTTGTTGTTTGTTCCAAGCCTGCCGACAAACCATTCGTTGGTATCATGTATGCTGGTGAAGTGAATGACGTGGCAAGTCCTTATCCTATTGACAGCATTAGGGCTGAATTAAAAACGGCATTGCCACAACTAACTTTTTTACACGATTAAAAGGAGGTGAAAGATGAATGAATCATTATTTATTGAATATGTAAGAAGAATATGGCCTAAATTGAGTCTATATGTGAAAGAAAAGATCAATAAAACAAACAAGAAATTGACCTATCTTCACAAAACGATGCTTACTAATGTATATTCTCCTGATCAAAAATGGGAAGGCACATCTGCTAATACTACATATGTAGCTGCTGATATGGTAGCTATGGACTCTCCGCTTTCACCTAAAAAGCGAGATTCTATCGCACGGTCAAACGGGGAATTGCCTAAGATCGGAATTAAAAAGAATCTAAAAGAGAGTCAAATTAATGCCATCAACATCATGAGAGCTCATTTATCCAATGCCAGTACGGATGCAGCTAAGAAATCTGTCCTTAACCGCATAATCACTCGCGTGTTAGACGATGGAACGGCTTGCTCTATTGGTATTGATGAGAGAAATGAAGCAAATTTCCTTACAGGACTCTCCGATGGCATCATCATTGTTGAGGGTGATGATGATAAAAATACTGGTATAGGTCTTCGTGTTGATTATGGTTATTTGCCAGAACATAGCTTTGGTGTTGTTACTACTGGTGAAGTTACAGGAGATGATATTGAAAGAGTTATAAGTAAAGCTAACGATGACGGTAACAGTATTTCAGTTATTATGCTGGCTTTATCTACATATAACAAAATGCGTCAGTCTCAATGGGCAAAGGAGCTAGCTGCAAATTATCAAGGTCAAACCTTTAATAATGATACTAAGCTGCCTGTACCTACTTCTACATTATTTGATGAAGCGTTCTCTGACCAATATAACGGTATCTCATTCCTGAAAATTGACCGTTCAGTAACTTATGAAAAGAACGGTCGAAGGGTATCTTATAAACCGTGGAATGCGAATAAATTGATATTTCTCCCTTCTGCCGATAATGTAGGTTCTTTTGTATGGGGAACTTTGGCTGAAGCGACTAATCCTGTTAATGGAGTTGAATATACTACCGTTGATGAATACAAGTTGATTAGCCGTTACTCTAAGACAGATCCGTTACGGGAATTTACAAGCGGACAGGCTATTTGCTTACCGGTTATCGAAAATGTAGATCAAATCTACTCTTTGGATATATTAGAAGCCCAAACAGTAGACACAACAAAAGAAGGGGAAGATTCTTCTGATGTTAAGATTACAATTTGGGGAGTAACTTACAAAAAACCGGAGTTTGTGACGGAATATAATAAGATTGCAGGCAGGAACCTTACTCCCACCGTTTCTGACGATAAGCTGATCGCAGCAGTCAACAGATTAAGTGACGCAGACGAAGAAGCATTGAAAAAAGCGGTTGAATCACATAAAGCATCGTAACCCATGAAGACAATACAGCAAGCTCTCATAGACGAAATACACTATCCGATTTCTATCGGTTTTGTAGAGAATGTGATGATTAAACGTAATCTTAATGGTGATGATGAGTTTGGTCATGATATAGATCATTCTAACGAATACCAGGGAGCTTTAGCTGATTGTCTTTGGTCTTTGGTCCAGGCTATCAATTTCTCTGAAGCAGACAAGTCCTTCGGGGCTTTATCTGATAAAGATAAAGAACGGATACTTTTACGTGTTAACTCCATTTACAAGACTATTGGTGAACCTTTAGTAGAACTGGAGGCAAAACCAACGGTATATGTAGGTGATTGTTTATTGTAGAATGGCGGTATTGAACAGAAATTCTAACAGATTACAGTACCTCGTTTCCGCTTCGGGGTATGAGGATGGAAACGGAGATTACCATCCTGGAGAAGACCATTGGGAAGGTGATATTCCTTGTGATGCTGTTCCTTCCGGTAAGGCAGATGAAAAGGAGTTTGAAGACGGTGTAACACGAAAATACTCTTATGAGGTGTACAACCTTCCTCCGGACTGCCGTAATTTCACAATAGGTGATAGGGTAAAGTTGATTTTGCTTGGAGGAATTGAAAGAGAGTTTAATGTGAAAGGTTTTCATCGTTACCAACTTCAGTGCAAGATTTGGGTTTAGTATATGGGAATAAGAATGACTTCCAAACTGGATGAGATTCATAAAATACTGATGAAAGAGGCAGAACGGGTTGAGAGGCTGACAATACGCGCCTTGTCGTATCTTGGTGAACAATGTGTTATCAGGGTACGTGATAGAGGTGGTGACAAAAGTTGGTATGACCAGTCCGGTAATCTGCGTAGTTCAGTTGGCTATGTAATAGCCCATAATGGCAGTATTATCCAATACTCGGACTTTAATCAGGTGAAGCAGGGTTCAGAAGGTGTAAAAGTCGGCAAAGACTTGGCAGAAGAACTGGCTAGAAGATATCCCAATGACTATGTTCTTGTTATAGTTGCCGGAATGAACTATGCTGAATACGTGGAAGCGATGGATAACAAGGATGTGCTTGCATCAACGGAATTATGGTCAATAGACCAAGTTCCCAAGATGCTTGAAAAATTAAAGAGACAGATTGCCAAATGATGAAATCAGATATTGATATTGCAAAGTTCGTTTATCACAAGATTAAAGGTAGCAGCCTTGAAAGTGATATTACTGGAAAATTGAGTGACAGGGGAAGACCTAACAAGTCAGACAGAGAGGATATTGTTATATCTGTTCTTGCTAATGAAGGATGCGGTCAGATTCAGCGGGCTTATGTGAATGTCAATGTTTATGTTAGGGACCAATGGAATGCTAGAACAAAGGCATGGGAAAAGAATACCCAACGTGTCGGTGAATTATGCGAATTATGCAAGTTCCTTTTTTTTATACGGAAAGATGAGTATCATACTGTGCCTTCGAAATGCAGTCAGAAAACCAATCCAACAGGTGTTTCTTTTGAGGATGGACACATGGAACATTTCATCAACAACAAACTGTATATTGAAATAAATAACGAATAAGTATTAACTATATTAAGCAATATAGAACTATGGCAGTAATCGGATGGGGTAAGCCCCGTATTTTTATTAAAGACCTTGATGCAGTATCACCTTCATGGGAAGAATTGCCTACTCCGGTAGAGGATTCCACACAGTTGACAACAACAAAAGGTGACAAGAAAGAAGCAAAGATTGAAGGAGGAGAGAACGAGGATGTAAAGTATGGAAAAAACACCTATGCTCTTACTTTCAATATTCGTGCTGCAAAAGGGCGTAAGCGTCCTATAAGTGATAGTGATGGAGTGGTAGCACATAATTATGCTGTTGCTTTGCAGCCCGAAGATCCTGATGTTCAGGGATTCTGTATGGAGAAAACTACCGTTTCTGTTGAGGATTCATTTACAGCGGCAGATGGTGGTATTTGGGCGTATACTTTTGATGCCTTGAAACCGGGTTCGGACAAAAAACAGATTCAATGGGGCAAGATTATAACAACGCCTGCTTCTGGTAAGCCAACTAAGATTGAATGTGATCCGGAAGACACATCCGGAGATGGAGATAAATTTGAAGTTGCTCCCAATCCCGGTGGGTAATAAGTTTTTGATAGGTAATGCCAAGCGTGGGGGCTTTGTACTCACGTGTTTTGCGGAAATGGTGTAATGGATGCACACATATCAACCAGATATGAGGTCACAGTCCGAATCTGTGTTTCCGCTCGATTTTGAGAATTTGATTTGTTGTTCATATGTCTTTTCATGCCGGTTGTCTGTGAAGATATCCGGCATTAATTAAAAAAAACAAGAACTGTTATGTTAGAAGATGGGAAACTTATAGACATGGACATTGCGGATACTATAATTGAACGTCCGCATGGTTTTAAAGTAAATCAACGTCAGTTTTATCTATATCCGGTTACTCTTGGAAAAACATACCTAATATCAAGGATTGTGGAGTGTCTTGGCATAAATCTGGAAATTATCAAGGCTAATCCGTATATGGAAGCGTTGAGACTGTGTCAGGGAAAAAAAGAAAGCGTGTGCCGTATTTTGTCCTATCATACCATCAATAAGAAAGATGAGCTGTTTGACTGCAATCTCGTACAGGAAAGGTGCGATTTCTTCTGCAAGGAGCTTGACGATGACAGCATGGCACAACTGTTGGTTATGGTATTGCCTGAAGGAGACATATCAGCATATATGAAACACCTTGGAATAGATAAGGAAAAAGAGTGGCAAGCAAAAGCTATGAGAGCCAAGAAGGATAATAATTCTCTTACATTTGGCGGCAAAAGTATATATGGCACATTGATAGATACAGCTTGTCAACGGTACGGATGGACTTTTGAATATGTTGTTTGGGGTATTAGCTATGCCAATTTACAATTGCTTCTTGCCGATTCCGTAACATCCATATATTTGTCTGACGAGGAACGTAAGCGAGTTAACATACCTCAAGACCGTGATATCATCAATGCCGATGATCCGGCAAATATGGCAAGGATTAAGGCTATGAGATGGGACTGAATACGACAAATAGAACAGCGCGACAAATAAAAGGCAAAAAAATCACGAGGGTTATACAAAAACTTTCGTGATTTATCGGTGAAATAGAACAATGTCATAGTTTAAAACTATGACATTGTGTATTTATTTTATATTTCGATTTTATCGAAACTATCTATAGAACCATTGGCAGAGAAATGCAATTCCCAGCATATCACCTCATTGTAGTTTGTTGACCAACCTCCAATACTAGGAACTTGAATTGAGTTGTTTCTTAGAACTTGATGATACATTTTATTTCCGATATAGATATAGAAAAAATTTAAAGGATATTTTGCGGCACTACCTTTTGTTGCTGATTTTACCCCAGCATTAAAGGAATTAAATGTTCTTGTAACATTTCCAAAGTAAGAAGAATATGATGTAATGGATTTACCTGCCAACGTGTTGCTTTTTGATACTATGGTTTCATTTGACTTTGTAAAAGTCATGTCTTTGCTATTAGTTTTTCCATACAGGTCGGTATATGAAACTTGCACCTTCATCTCTGTCTTAGATATGTTTTTAATAGTATAGACTGTTTTTCTATTAAAGTAATTATTTGAACATGTAACCTCGTTTTCTGTTTGTTTATAGTCTCCACTGTCAATAAATTCATCTGCTATATATGCGGAATAAAATTCATCTTCTCCAAATGAAACAAAATAATTTCCACTTTCCCAAGTTCCAACAATGGAAGATAAAGGCGGATTTCCATTTCCTGTCTCTCCATCTTTTTGTATTTCATTGTCATCTGAACAAGCTGTTAAAAAAAACATAGGCAACATTGCCATAAAAAATAAAATTCTTTTCATAATGTACGCTTTTAATAATTATTCCCCCATTGCTAATTTTAATGCTTCTTCAAGTCTGTCTGCATATTTGAATATATCATCCGCGTTGTCTATCTGAATCCATTCACAACTCTTATATTGGTCTGCCGGTATTCCTATTTGCTTTTTTCTTGCTCCGATAGAAATACGGCATATCCAGTACCATTGGCTGTTATCAATATTTACAACGAAGTAGCTTTTATAGTCTTTATAGGTTATGCGAGCCACATCCACACTTTTTCTTAAAATGCTTCTTACGATGTTGTAGGCATCTAATTCCTCTTGTGTTGTTACGACACCGGATTCTTTATCCATGTATACAACTCCGCCCGGGAGTTTCTCTTCTGTATCTTCTGTGGAAGTATTTATGGATGTATTGTCTATCGTTGGGAGTGAGTCAGATGTTTGCTCGCTGTTTTTTATAGCTGTATTTAGTCTATCAGAAATAATATCATTAATAACAGATGTGATAGATTTCTTAACGAGTGGGGTAAACATATCTATCACCTTTGATGTGATTTGCCCTGAAGTGTAGACTTGACGTGCAAAGAACCGAACAAATTCTGCTGTAGGTGATGCAAATTCGTTATTCAATATTGATTTTATTTCTGTCGTGTATTTCAATTCGTTTGCCGTACTTAGAACATCCTCTTCATTGTAATATGACTTATGGAATTTCTTTAGTTGCTCTATATCCGCATCTGATAAGTCAAGCATGTTCACGACAAGAAACGGTTTCTCATCCATTATGTTTATTTTCTCCAGGTCGGTGTAAAATCTATACTCTATTCCATTTGTAAGCACGCCAAAACGCGCTTTTGACGCTACAAAATATTTTTGTAGTTGGGTGTCATGCAGGTTTAGGTCTTGCTTGCAGTGTTTGCATTCTATAAGAAGTATAGGATTTTCATTCTTCATTATGGCATAATCGATTTTTTCTCCTTTTTTCTTTATTAAGTCACAATCCATTTCAGGCACGACCTCAAAAGGGTTAAAAACATCGTATCCTAAGGCTGCAATCATTGGCATTATAAATGCGTTTTTTGTAGCTTCTTCTGTAGCTATCTTGTCTTTTTGTTTTTTTATATTATCAGATAGCTGTGTAACTTGATCCTTAAAATCCATTGCTCTGCTTTTTACTTTGTAATATTGTACAAATGTAATTTATATAATAATATAAACAAAATTAAAGATAGGAAAAATAAACAGTTGAATATATTTTGTGTGTTTGTGGCTCTAACTATGTCATTTATTGTTATATTTGCAATGCCGTGTGATGTTGCACGGAACTATTTCTATCGAAAAGACCTATGGCTGGAATACATTTTGACATTACAGGTGATAATTCTAATTTCTTACGTAGACTTCGTGAAGTAGAGAATGGTGTAAAAAACACGTCCAAGCAAATAGAGCAAAGCGGTTTAGGTATTGAAGAACTGTTTAACCGTATGACTAGAGCTGCCGCAGCATTCGGAGCTGGTTTTACTGCAAAAGAATTAATTTCAAATATTGCACAAGTCCGAGGAGAATTCCAACAATTGGAAGTTGCATTTAAGACAATGCTTGGCAGTGAGGATAAGGCGAATGCCCTCATGCAGCAATTGGTAAAAACGGCTGCTATCACTCCTTTTGACCTTCAAGGCGTAGCAAATGGAGCTAAACAACTTCTTGCTTATGGAGAAAATGTTGAAAACGTAAATGACAACTTGATACGTCTTGGAAACATAGCCGCAGGTCTTTCTCAGCCACTTGGTGATATTGTGTATTTGTATGGTACTACCATGACGCAAGGACGGTTATATACCGCAGATTTAAATCAGTTTACAGGTCGTGGTATTCCTATGATTCGCGAATTGGCAAAAGTATTCGGAGTAGCAGAAGGAGAAGTAAAAAGTCTAGTGGAAGCAGGGAAAGTGGGATTCCCGGAAGTCCAGAAAGTCATCCAAAACCTTACAAACGAGGGAGGAATGTTCTACAACCTTATGCAAGAACAGTCCAAGACAATCACTGGGCAAATTTCTAATATAGAGGATGCTGTTTCCACCATGTTCAATGAGATAGGGAAAGCCAATGAAGGAATTATAAACGAAGCTCTGTCCGGTGTCTCTTATTTGGTTGAGAATTATGAGAAAGTAGGGAAAATCCTTATTAGTCTTGTAGCAACTTATGGCGTATATAAAGTGGCTGTGATGACAGTCACGGCTTTGCAAGCTTTACAAGCTTCAGGTATTGCCGTTCTAACTATTGCCGAACGTGCCCACTACGGATGGCTGGTTTTGCAAACAACGGCACAAAAAGCTTTGAACGCTGTTATGCTTACTAATCCGTATGTGTTATTGTCAGCTGCTGTTGTAGGGCTTGGAGTTGCAATGTGGTCGTTATCTGATAATACAACGTCAGCAGAACGTGCTTTAGATTCATATAACAAGAAAATAGAAAAACTCAACACGGACGAGGAAGATCGGAAACGTATTTTGGAAGGTCTTGTTAGCACCATTAATAGCGAGGTGGAAGCCGATGTTACTAAACTAAAAGCTTTAAAAGATATTGAGGAACTATACCCAGCACTCTTTAGGAAATATGTTGATGAGAAAGGTCATATACAGGATTTGATTGGTTTTTGGAAGGCATATAATGAAGAAGTTGTAAAATCTAGAACACAGTCAAAGCAGGCTATAGTCGAGTCCTTGGAACAACAGATAAAAAGTGCGGAATGGGCTTATAATTTAGCTAAGAAGGAGAACAACCGTTCCGAGATGAAGGTTCAGGCACAGCGTATCGAAGACCTGAAAAATGAATTGGCAAACGCAAGAAAGGATGTCTTGTCGGAAATCAATGCCCAATTGGAAATTGAGAACAAACAGGGAACAAAAGAAACTACATATCAGGAAGATTTGGCAAATGCTAAAGCCGAATGGGAAAAAGCGAAAAAAGGATATGAGGCATTAATCAAAGATAAGGCGGCTACATCGAAACAGGTGAAAGAATCCAGGGATAAGATGTTATCCGCTGAAAAGGCATATAAAGAGTTGGGTGGAGCAACTGGAAATGAACTGGCTAAACAAAAAAGCCATTCCAAAAAAGAAGTGGAAGACAGACTAAAACAGCAAGAGCAACTTGCTGAAGAACTTCTTTCCATCCGTCGTAAGAACCAACAGGACGAAATAAATCTCATGGCTGACGGAACTGAAAAGAAGTTGGCGCAGATAGATTTGGATTATCAGAAAGAGCTTGATGCCATTGAAAAGCAACGTGAGGAATGGAATAAAAAGCAAAAAGGCAAACTTACTGATGAGCAGGAAGCTCAGTTGGCTGAATCCGAAGAAAACGCTTACAAGAAATATGAGAATAATGTAAAAGACACAAATAAAGAGAAACTTGATGCTGACAAAAAAGCATGGCAGGAATACTTCATTGCGTTTGGCGATTACCAGGAAAAGAGAAAGGCTATCACGCAGAAGTACGAAGATGAAATAGCGGACATCATAAAGAGGGGGGGTAACAATGGAGAGATTGCATCCGCAAGGGCAAGACAGGCAAGCGAATTATCTTCATTGGATGAACAATATGGGAAATCAACCAAGGCAATGGCGGACCTCTTTGAAGACGCTTCCGACAAGTCGGTAAACGCCATTCAAGCTGTCATTGATAAGTACGAGCTACTTGTGTCATACCTTTCTGGAGAGAATGGTGTTACCGTTGAAGATTTGAAAACCGTAGGATTTACCGATAAAGACCTTAAAAGCATAGAGGACGGCACAATCAACATCAAGGATATTACCGATTCTACCAAGAATTTAAAGGATACGCTTTCAGGTAAATCACCGTTCAAGAAGTTTACGGAGGACATTAAAAATGGAATCAGTTACCTTAAAAACGCTAAAGGTGATACGGATGCGATTGGTATTGGAATATCGAAAATAGGAAATGCAGTCGTTGAATTTTCCGGTCCGCTCAAAGAGTTTAGCTCCAACATAGGGAGTATCTTCGGATTTGACGATTCAAAAGTACAAGGAGCAATTGATGCTGTTAGCGGTTTAGGACAAACAGCGGCAGGTGTCGGTCAGATTATGAGCGGTGACATCGTAGGTGGTGCCATGAGTGCAGTCAACGGAATCTCTTCTGTTGTGTCTGCGCTTGATGGAATGTTTGGTGCTGACTACTCGCACTACAACACTATGAAGGAACAGTACGATACGCTTAACTCCATTTGGGACGAATTGATTGACAAAAAGAAAGAATACATTAATACCTCATACGGTGTAGAAGCTAATAAGGTCGGGAAAGAGGCATTGGAGTTGGCGGAAAAAAGTATTGAAAGTTACCGTATTCTTGGTAAAGAAAGACTGAACGCAGGTGCATCCGCAGGTTCTCACTCTATTGGCGTACGAATCCGCAAGGGTATGAGCAAGGAAGGATGGGAACAAGCACGTGAAGCCCTTGGAGCTGATTTTGATAAAGCGACAAGTGGAAGAATGACAGGACTTTTCGACCTGTCAGCAGAACAAGTTGAGAAACTGAAAGAAGCTGATATTTTTTGGTCAAAGTTGGATGATGATGTACGTGAATATCTGCAAGGGATTATTGATGGCGAAGAGCGTATAAAGGATATTCAGAACCAAATCAAAGAACAACTTACGCAAGTGTCTTTTGACAGCGTGTTTGACAGCTTTGTAGACATGCTTATAAATATGGACAGTTCCGCAGAGGACTTCTCTAAGAATTTTGAGCAATATATGCAACGTGCTATTCTCACTACAATGGTAGGAAATAAGTACAAAGACAAGTTGCAAGCTTGGTATGATAGTTTTGCTAAGGCTAACGATGATAAGGCAGGTATAACCAAGGAAGAAATGGAAAAGTCGCAAGCGGAATGGGACGCCATTGTCGCAGAAGCTCTTGCGGAACGGAATGCTTTAAAAGATGCTATGGGTTGGACCGGAGATAGCACACCCCAACAAGGCGGTTCTCAACGAGGGTTTGGCACTGAAATGACACATGAAGATGCAGGAGAACTAAGCGGTAGGTTTACAGCATTGCAGATTTCAAATGAGGAAATAAAGAGCCAAATGATAAATGTTGTTGTCGGCATAGGATCTTTGGTCTCTATCTCAACGGAGGGCAATGCTACGTTGGGTAACATCTTGAATCAGCATGTGATTACTAACGGTTATTTGGAAGATATCGTAAAATACACAAAGCTTATCCTTGAATTAGGATCGAAATTAGATAAGATAGTAGATAATACTAAAAATATGTAACATGGAAGGAGAATTTTATATAAATGACAAGGATGCTTATACCACATGGGGAATAAGTATGGATACCTCTTCTTTATCGGCGTTAATGACACCACCGCCGATGAAAGAGTTTATAGAAAACAAGTCACGCCTGGAAAACGGCAAGCGAGTTATAACTTCAAATCCCAGGGTTGATGAAAGGAATATTACACTTACATTTAATCTTACGGCTAAAAGCGAAGATCAGTTTTTTGTTAGATATAATTCTTTTTGTGAAGAACTCGCCACTGGGGTATTACATATCAGAAGCAAATATCAGCCAAATGTTGTGTATAAGACTATTTATTTGTCATGTAACCAATTTACACAGTTTATGAGGGGAATCGCTAGTTTCTCCTTGAAATTAGTGGAACCTAATCCTGCGGATAGGACAACGTGATTTTTTCTTTGAATATAATGCTATCATGTGATTTATTTGTATATTTGCTACATAACATTGTATGAAGCTATACAATACTTGTATGGGACTAATAGACATTAAAAACATATCAGGAGATATTATCCTTTCAATCCTTCCCAATGGCGGTTGCAAGCGGAAGTTTACGTTGATGAAGGAAGATTACATCACGTTGAAATTTTCTTTGGATAACCCCATATACTTCAAGCTAGGATCATACGTGGAATGCGAGTTTGGACTGTTCGAGGTGTGCGACTTGCAAAAACCCATCTTCAACGCCAATACGGGAGGATATGATTATGAATTGCAGCTTGGCTCCCATTATTGGAAATGGAAAAACAAAGTCTTCAAATACACCCCGGAAACGGCAGGGCAGGAAGCGTCCTGGAATCTCACCGCTTCACTTGATGTTCAAGCCGGTATAGTCCTTAGAAATCTGAAAGCTCTTGGCTATAAGTATAAAGGACAGGATTTTGTTTTCTCCATTGACAGCACTGTAGAGAATAAGGCACTACTGATGACTTATGACAACATCAACATCCTTGACGCCTGTTTTGAGATGGCGAAGAAATGGGATTGCGAATGTTGGGTGACTGAAAACATCATCCATTTCGGACGTTGCGAGTCTGGCGATGCGGTTAACTTTGAAATCGGGGTGAACGTTGTAGAGATGTCACGTTCCGATTCCCAATCAACCTACGCCACCCGAATATATGCTTTCGGTTCCACAAGGAATATCCCTTCCAACTACCGTCCGGTTGATGAGTCGGTGGTTGTGAACGGCGTTGTGCAAAAACGCTTAATGTTGCCCGACGGAACTCCGTACATAGACGCTTATCCTGATATGACTACCGAGGAAGCCATTGAACAAGTGGTTATCTTCGATGAAGTCTATCCCCGAAGGGTCGGCACCATGTCGGATGTCACAACTATTGAGGTGACAGACAAGGTGGAGAATGAGGACGGCACAACCACCGAGAAAAAATGGAATGCCTACCGCTTCAAGGATACCGGCATTACCTTCTCAAAGGACTATATCCTTCCCGGTGAGGAATTGAAAATCATTTTCCAATCCGGCAAGTTGAATGGTATGGAATTCGCTGTGACATTCGACCCTGACAATAAGAATGAACAACTTTGGGAAATAGTCAGAAATGAGAACTACGGCAGACCGCTTCCGGACGGAGTGCTTATTCCTGAGAATGGGGATACTTATATTCTATCCGGTTGGGACAGCACGAAGATAGCCGAATTAGGGCTTGTATCGTCTGCCGAGCAGGAATTGAAGGACAAAGCCGAGAAGTACGTTGCCAAGTCAAAGATAGACCCCAACACTTACAACTGTATGATGATGTCCGATGTCGCATACAGTGAGGACGGAGTGCACAATCTCTACGGCATCGGTCAGAAGGTTAACTTAATCAATAAGGCTTATTTTGAGAACGGAAGGCAGTCAAGGGTTATCGGATACGAGTTTAATCTTGACTTTCCTTATGATTCTCCGATTTATACAGTAGGGGAGACGGCAGCCTACTCGCGTATAGGGGACCTCGAAGGCAAGATAGAATCTCTTACCCTGAAAGGTCAGACTTATACAGGCGGTTGGGGCAGTGGGGTTTATCTGATTAAAAGAAATGATTCCACACCGGCTACCGACAATAATGCATTCTCTGCTTTGCGTTCATTAAGCATGTTCTTGCGGAAAGATAAAGATGACCGTACCCCGCACAAGTTATCCTCTGACAAAGCTTTTGAAATAGGGAAATTTGTCAGTGGTAGTACAGGTGGTATCATAATGGTTGATAAGGAAACAGGTCAAACCTATGCGGAGGTTGATAAACTGAAAGTCCGCATGAAAGCCTATTTCGAATCACTGGAGATACAAAATGTAAATTCTGTAGGTGGAAAGATAGTTCTAACTCCGGGTGGTGCTGTTACGCTTATTGATGTTTGGACCAAGGGCACCATTGAACAAACGCCCATACTTTCAATGGCAGACGGGAATCCTATATTGCTTGCAGATGGCAGTGAACTCCAATTGATGGATAAAGAAACGGTAGACAATGGCGTTCCCGAAGGCGTGTACAGATGTTTCTTCCTTGCCGAGCAGGACGGTGTGGAAGTGGAGAACCGCTTCCGTGCAGGCTTCCAGGTACAGAGCAAAAACTTCAATATCAAAAAGCCGGGAGAATACCAACAGGTGGCGAACCATTATTATTGGCGTTTATGTGTAGGGGCAAGCAAAGAGCCTATCAATGTCGGCATATACAAATTGCACTATATTGACCTCAGCATGGCGGATTGCGACACAGGCAGTGACATTCCGGCAAAGGGTGATACTGTAGCCCACCTTGGTGCACGAATCAAATGGAAAGGCATTGGCGGTAATGACGTGACGGATGAAAGCAATATTGACGCACAGAATGCCATCGTTTTCTCTTCTACCGATGTGTTCAGCCCAAGTGTTACTCTGTATCACGGTATAGACTCCTACTCCTACTTGAACAAGGAGTATGTTGAGTATGGTGTAGACAAAACTAACAACAAGGCGTTTTTCCATGTATACGGTGATGCGTATATTGGGGACCGTGATGGTAACAGCTTTGTTAAGTTCACCCAAGGTGAAGGCGTGGAATTGAAAGGAAAGCTGTCGGTCGGTACTACCATCGGCAATGGAGACACCATCGAAGATGCTCTCAAAAAAGCATCTGAAAAGTACATTGAGGATTTAGACCCTCTGAAAGAGTACATCAAGCAGGAAATAGATAATATCCAGAATCAGGTTGACGGTGCGATAGAAACATGGTTTTACGACCCGGTGCCCACCCTTGAAAATCTTCCCGCATCCGATTGGGATACAGATGAGAAGAAGAACAATCATTTGGGAGACCTCTATTACAGCAAGGAGGGAAAAGCATACCGGTTCCAATATGAACAAGAAAAGGGATGGTATTGGAATGCCATTACCGATACGGATATTGTCAAGGCTTTGGAAAACGCTCAAAAAGCACAGGATACCGCAGATGGGAAAAGACGCATCTTTGTGAGACAACCGCAGAATTCGGACGCATACGACATAGGTGATATGTGGGTAAATGCGACCTATGGTAGCACTTACAAGGACGATATGCTCAGAGCGAACACTTCAAAAAAGGCAGGGGAAGCATTTAGTATCTCCCATTGGGAGCTTGCATCAAAATACACTGATGACACTTTGGCGCAAGAAGCAAAGAAAATAGCCGAAGAAACGAAGAAAGCGGCTGAAAAGCTGGACAGTACTGTAAGTTCAATGAAGGACTTTACCGATAAAGCATTCAATGATGGTATCGTAGACAGAGGGGAAGCGGCTGCGATTAAAAAATACCTGAATAATATTGATTCCATCAAAAACGATGTAACAGAATCCTATAATAAGATTATAGAGAATGAGCTTCTTGATGAAGGTGTGGTAAAGACGGAGCTGGAAACCGCGTACCGCTTGTTCAATAGCTCGGCACAGGAGCTTATAAACACCATTAACGGTGTGATTCAGGACGGTAAGACCACAGCGACCGAAGTGGCTATGGTGGATGGCAAGTATTCAGCGTTCAACTTGAAGTACGGTGATTTTATTGCCAATGTCAATGCTGCGAACAATTATATACAGGGCAAGCTTAACGAATCCATCAAGGAAATATCAAAGAATATAGGAGATATATCCTATCTGACGAAAGCACTTAAGGAATATACCAATATTGAGGGTGGTCTTATTCAATCCTCATTGTTAGCTTTAGGATACACCTCGGAAAGCGGTTTCAAGATAATGAGCGGTACGAACGGTGTACACCAATCCGACAAGCGTGGCGGAGGTATTGCTTCCTGGTGGGGAGGTTCCATGCTGGACAAATTCGATTACCCGGAAAGCAGCGTGCCGGAAAACGTTGCCAAAGGTCTTGTGCGCTTTGACGGTACGGGTTACTTTGCCAACGGTGCACTTTGGTGGGAAGAAGATGGTACACTCCATGCAGACCCGTTGTCATTCTTTGTCGGTGAGGAAACGGTCGGTGTATTACTGTCGGCATTTAAGTTCTTGCGCTCGGCAGAATTCAAATATATATTGGAACCTCAATATCCGTTCACTCATATAAAAGCCATCAATTCTGTCCAAATCGGTAATGCCATGCTGAAATATGACGCAGCCAATAATGCCGTATATGTAGAGAAAGATGATGGGTCTATGGTTAATTTCTACGCTACGGGAGACCTTGCTGCGTTCGGTTCGACAACCGGTAGTGGAAGTGGTGCAACCTCATTGGGCATGCTGGACGATGTAGACCTGGTTACTCCTCTATCGGAAGGACAGGTATTGACCTACGACTCAATCAAAAACAAGTGGACGAATAAAAAAGGCGGTGGCGGTTTGGATATAGATGCCATGTGGGATGAGCTTGCCAAGTCTGACACGTCCAAGAGAATCCATTTTTCCCACATACCGGACTTGGGCAATGTATATGCCAAGCAGGTAAAGCTGGGCACGACTCCTTATAATGTATCCAATGGGGTGATACCTCTTCCTGCGTACCCGACAAAACTGTCCCAATTGGAGGACGATGTTATAACAGGAAAGTATCTGCCTTTGGCAGGCGGGACGATAACAGGCAACCTTGCGATAAACGGAACTACGACCGCTAATAATATAGTCCTGAACAAAGCCGGGAATTTTGGTAACAAAATAAACTTCGGTGACGGTGATTACGTATACTTGAAGGAGGCGTCTAATGATTCCTTGACTATCTACGGAAGCAAAAAAATATCCCTTAATGGTTCGGGATTCGGTTACAGTTTCGGTTCTGATGGGCTGATTCCCACATCGGGAAGCAAGAGCCTTGGCGGTGGATGGGTTAATCACATGTGGGATAGTGGTTGGTTTACTAAGATTGGGTGTTACGTGATTGGCGTCAACCCTAATGATGTCCACAATGATTATAATCCTTGGCATGGGATCAATTTTAGTTACAACAACAGGGTCGTAATGTCGGGTTATCATGGCATTGATTTCTACACTTCGGCAGGGTGTGTAGCTCAGTTCCAGCCGGATGGTATTGTTAATATCACGAATCTCTATTGCTACAACGATCTTCAATGTAGAGCATCATTCGTAAGCACGATGACAGACTATTGGGAGCACGAGTGGAGAATTTTCCAAAATGTAGATAACTGCGTATTCGGGGCTAATCAAATGGCGGTAATGTCAAACAGCGGCTCTGCTTGTAGACCTATCATTGGGTGGGAAGATATATTAAGTGGAGCCGGATTCATAACGAGATATACAATTGGTAGTATTAGACGCGTAAACAACTGGGGAAGCATGCTGATTGCGGTATCCAATTCGGATGATGGATCTACAAACGGCGTACATTTTCAATTAAACGGAGAAGGTACAGCGGACCTTGTTGCTTCGCGTTTTACTGTTTCCGGAAACTTCCTTGCAGAAGGTGAGGTTGCCGTTTATTCGGACGCCCGCTTAAAGTCATGTATAAAACCGCTACGGAACAGAGGGTTCATCACCCCTGTCAGCTATATCAAGGATGGAAAGGAAAGTATAGGGTTTATCGCACAGAACATGATAGAATTGTATCCTGAGCTGGTGTCTAAAGGCAGCACGAAAGAACACTACCTGTCCGTGAACTATGCCCAATATACGGCAGTATTGCAGGCTCAGATAATTGAGCTGCACAAAGAGATTGATGATTTGAAACGTAAATTTATAAATTAAAAACTATGGTTACATTATTGATTGTTTCGATTATTCTGTTTGTATCCTATATCGGATATACAGTCGGGATGTATGGCATCCCTGCAAGTATCAGTGACACATACTATCGGCTTGGAAAGAGGGGTTGGCTGTTCACGCTCTTCTGTCTTGCCGAATCTTCCCTGCTGGTTGCATCGTTTATTGAAGCCAGCAAGGAAGAATACCAATTCCTGGCGTTCATTGCAAGTGCATCATTGGCTTTTGTCGGCTCGGCTCCCTTGTTCAAGGAGGACTATAACCGCAATATCCATTATGTAAGCGCGGGAATCTGCGCGCTTGCCTCTCTTGTATGGCAAGTGTTGATGAGTTTTTGGTACGTCCCTCTTATAACCTTCCTTGGCGGTGTAATCGTATTGGCATGCCTTAAGTTCAAGAAGCCTGTGTTTTGGATGGAGATGTGTGCCTTTATCTCGACTTATATAACCCTGTTACTGCTCTACTGATATGGCTAACTCGAATAACGTAATTACGTCTCCTGTCAATCTGAGGAGTGACGTTGCTGCCGTTCTTGGGACGTCTGCAACGAATGTGAGCGGGTTGTGCACGAGCCATGAGATTAATATGTGGTCAAGATGCAAGCCTGTCCATATTGCCTCTGCCGCTCCTGACAGGAGCATGCCATCTGACGGTGAAGGGGCGTGGTGGAAAGGCTCGATGAGGAATTGCGGCATTAAGCCGCCCCCTGTAGCGTCTTATGAGGAAATCCCCAAGCTGTATACGGAAGACAAGATGAACGGATATACCTATGAGAGACCTTGGGGAGGAAGTGGGAGTCCGTACAGGTTGGCTGATTTTCTGTTGTACAAGCATAATGCATGGGCACCCATATTCGCATTTCAGTGCGATTCCAAAGTATCCCAATCCGGAACCATATCATGTTCGGTTGGAATCAACATTACCGATGTGGACAAGTCAGGACCCGGCTCTATAACGTTGTCCGATATAGATTTCGGGACTAACCTTGAAACATGGTGGTTTGGGGCGATGTTGGTTGACTCGTCCAACAGAATCGTAAGGAAACTGGCGAACGTGAAGCCGGGTGTGTCATTGGAAATGCCTGCCAGGGGTCTGACACTAGGTCAATATTATGATGTATATCCGTTTCTCTGCATGAATAAGATTGATAGCATCTATGACTTGGATTCGGTTAACTTGTTCCTGCCCGTTATGAACTGCTCTCCCGGCAGGGTTAAGTATGTATCGGAAGAAGAAGCGGGTGGTTTGGTAATCAATCTGAATGCAGAGTATGTGACGCATCCAATGACAGGTCTGAATACGGCTGTCAAGTGGGAACTCAAGTTAAAGGCTACCAATGGCAATATGACACTTCGCAACAATTGGATTAGTCTGCGATTCATAACGAGTGACGTGACCGACCCGTTCCAGGCAGGTGAGCAGCAAAAATCTTTAGGAGACAAGGATTTGACTCTGGACAATCCGGTTGTGATATCGGGTCAATTTGATTTGATGAATTTCTTGCAAGAGTACTATGTATATGTTACACTATCCAACGGAAAGTACACGAAGAAGGCTTATCCTTTGGCTTTGAACCCTAACCCATAATATACTAATCATTAAATTATAAGATATGGAACTGATAAGAAAAAAAGAAAGTATTACAAGGCTTTATGAAAACGGTGAAGTCTCAAACAACACAACCAATGATATCCAATATATCGTATTGGATGGAGATGCTTATGTCGGCACAGCCTCTATCATGCCCACAGGGTTTACCATGACAGTAGGCATGAAAGTTCCCATCGAAGATATAGAGAGTATGCTTAGAAGCATATTGTCTTCCATTCCCAAGGAAGGAGGTGCAAAATGAAAATCAACGAAATCATCAAAAAAATGAGTTTTTTGCAACTCGTGCCTCTGAAATCGGATGAGGGCGAGCCGCTTGCCAATAAAACGAAGGTGAAGATTATCTTGAATTTGGTAGCCTACGAAAAGGCAATGGAGAGCTTTAACGAGGATATGCGCGGTATCTATGCCAAGCTGAAGCCCGAAGGATATGACGCCCAAGCCTTCCCACGAGTGAATGAATTGGAGAAGAAAGGAAACATAAGCAACGAAGAAAAACAAGAGCTTGAGTCGATTAAGCAGAGTGAGGAATACCTCTCTTATGTTGATATGAAAAAAACATTGATGCGCGAGTTTGAAGAGGCAAGAGAATGCGCTTCGGCAGACAATGACTATACAGTCAGCGAAAGGGCACTCACAGAGGATGATTTGGTTTCCATTGCGGAAGTTATCCCTACGGATAAGGAGTTTGCAATCGGGAAAAATGAAGACGGGGAAATCAAGGTTAATGGCATCACCGTATTGGCGGAGATTGGCAGAATGTTTATAATGTAAAACAAATAATTATGGCAGGAAAAACGATTAACGAGCTTGCCGAACGGACAACACTGAACGGCAAGGAAAGCATACCCTTTCAGGAAGGGAATACAAACGGAAGGACATCTTCCGATGCATTAAAAAAATATGTGGCACCTGATTTAACACCTTATCAGAAAACAGTAGACGCTGACAAGAAGTATCTGCTTGCCGAGGAAATTGACGATGTGACATCAATATAATTTTTAATCTTAAGAAAAATGAATAATTACATAAGACAACAGCAGCCTAAGTTCTTGCGGAACTTAAGCTATAATAAATAGAAATTATATGGCTAAAATTCACAAACTCACCCAAGGTGGTCAGACCATTTACCCGGCTACAACCACTGATGCAGTTAAACATCCCGGAACAGGTACTTCGATAGACGCGCTCATAAACGAGATAAATGTATCCGTGGTCTATCCGACCGGCGGTGTTACTGCCGATAATATCCAAGGCGGTAACAGATATACGCTGGAAACAGCCATAGATAAGGTTCCCGTAGGACTTAGGAGAAATGGATTGAAGTTGTCGTTCGTGGGAGTGACCGGGGAGATCGAAACATGGGAGTATCAAGGAGGAGGTTTTAACAACCGTCAAAAATGGTTTTTTGTGGAAGTTCCGTTTTTTGTTGAAAACAAGTTTTATGCCTCTTTTATTAAAGAATTTTACATTGAAGGAACAACAAAAAAACTATTCGTGAAACAAATCAGACGTTCGTCAAGTGCTCAAAACGATTCCGATATTAAGTATTGGCAGGTTGCAATATGCGATGAAGATGGTAACGTTATAGATTTCTTTGCAAATAATTATGCAGAAGATAACTACCTTGAGTTTAGTGGCTCTATTAACGAGGAAAAGATTACTGTCAAATTAGTTGTTAACTGGTCGGCCTTGCCGGAAAATTCCAATTTTGCAACCAAAGCAAGAATTGAAAAAACAGCTTACAATATAAAGAATTCTCCTTACTTATATGCTCTTGACCAAAATAGAGTGTTATCTAATATGCAAGAAATAATGTCTAAGGAAATGGATATCATAAAAGAAGGTTCGACAGTTATTTCTGATTCCATTCAAAAAGAAAGTGGCTATTTCTTTTTTAAAAAAACGTTTCAATTGCCGTATGTAATGGATAACACAAGTAAACTGTTAATGTACATAGCAGATTCGCAAGGTAGCAAAAAAAATATCCCTGTCACAGGTTTGTACTACACAATAGGATTTAGCGACGGTAGTACCGAATCATTCCAATTCGTGCTGGATACACCTGTTTGCCTGTATTATAAGAAGCCTATTGCCTCACTTACCGTCTATGTAGGTTTTGACGATTCTCAGGTTTCACAGGATGATAAGCTATTCATAGAAATGCGCGAATTGTCATATAAGATTCAGAATGAGGATATCAATGGAGGCTTATACTTTAATGATTACCTACTTGGTGAAATAATCAAGGAATTTTATTACGTCAGAAAGACAGAGCAGGATAACATCGGTTTAAGGTATTTAAAAATAAGTGACAATACGATTTCGCTTGCCATAGATAAGGATGGTAATCAAGTATCATTTATACGGGAGATGATACCCGCCAGTAAGAGAACACTCGTTAAATTCGTTGAGGATAGTGGAGGTCCCGATGCAGGGGGGTACGGGTACGCTCTATTAGATTTAAATAGCATTAAAGATGGAATGTATTCTTTCAAAAAAAACTGTAAGATGCCATGTTACGATATAACTAACAGTCCTTACATATACGCATACATAACATCTCAGAATATAAACAGAAGCGGTGAAGCCTTGTCGGTAAGAGATAAATTGCAAGCCCAAGAGAGCGTAAACGATAAGATAGAGTTTTGCAAACAGTACATCAGCAACAAAAATGCATCATTGCAAACTATTGCGTTATATTACAACCTCAGACGCAATGCCTTTACAAACAATGTGCTGTATGGGCAAGAAGAAGATTTTACCTGCGGAATAAGAAATGATGGAACACCGTGGGCTAATCAGGAAACCAATCCTTTGTATGTTAAAAAGGTTGATAATGTGTGGGTGGAAAAAGCATCTGATGAAATAGACTTGTCGCTTAACAGCGGTATATATGACATGGCAGGGAAGTTCGGTAATGTATTGGCCTTGGATTTGAACAAATATTTGAATTTTCATTTTTCCGGGGAAAATGAATTAGCCGAATTTTACAAACTTACATTTATTTCTTTGGTGAAAAAATATTATAAAGAGATCGGAGGAGTCATAACATTTTGCTACCATGCCAACAACCCTTATGGGGACGGTTCATACGACCATATCAACAGCACATACCCGAATGCTTTTTATCAGATACTTAACGAGAAGGATGGAGGTGTCGCAAAAAAATGGTTTGATGATTTTCTAAGATCAGCCTCAGACTTTTTTAACCTTCTTGTCGATGAAGAAGGTAACAAAATTCCCATTATATTCAGGCCATTCCATGAATGCGCTTACGGTATGACTAAGTGGTGGAACAACTGTACATCAGAAGAGTATAAGGAAGTTTGGAGAAGAATGGTTAGGCATATAAATGGAATGTGTACTAATGTGCTGTGGGCATATAACCCTAGTGTCAATCCGTTATCCGGTGAAGATTCCATTTTTGAAAGATATGCGGGCAATGAATATGTGGACGTAGTTGGTTCGGATATCTATTTTAATGATTCTGTTGACTGGAGCGAAGATATAACTCCCAATATTGGCAATAAAATAGAGAGTTTTCTGCCTGTAATAAGGCGAATTGTGATTGCAGCGGAATTAAGAAATAAAATACCGTGTTTACCTGAGACCGGCAATAAATTCGCATCACGAGACAACTTTTACACCAACCAACTATATCTAAGGTTACTGATGCAATATGATGTTAGATTAGCATACATGACAACATGGTATAATTTAAGGGGGGCTAATGATGTCAAGCCTTATTTTTATACGCCATATATCAAGGATTCTGACAAAGGTAGAGATTATATAGAGTTCCTTAATAAAAAATGTATTTCTAAAAATCTCAATCTTTACGAATTGTAGAATGCAAATAAACTGTATCAGTTGCTTTAGTGAAAAATTTCCCTGCATACCTTCTCAGGCGGGCAGGGAATCAAGATTAGCTTTCGCGTTTTGGTTAACAAGGTTTGCAAATATAACATTAAAAATTAATCCGACAAATGATTAGTGCAATAGTTAGAGATGGCATCGATAAGAGCGTAGCCGGAGGATTGGCAGGAATAGCTGCCGCATTCGTCCAGGAGAGTATAGAACACATGATTCCGTGGCTGATAGTGTCTGCTGCCGTGATTATATGTGATTTAGCCTGCGGGCTGAGAAAGAGTATTATAATGGGCGAACAGGTCCGGTTCAGTCGGGCGGTAAGGCGAACCATGGGCAAGATGGTTACATATTTCAGCTTTGTATTCATGGTGGTTATGATAAACAAGGCATCGGGCAGCCGTTACGACATCGATATGTATTCCTGCCTGATGGTGTGTTTTTTGGAAATGTGCTCGATTATCAGCAACATACTTAAGCCAAAGGGAATCGAGCTGAATATTGTCGAAGCGTTCAGGCTGATTTTCGGCAAGACATTAAAGGTTGACAAAGAAGATATTAAAGAAGTAATTAAGGAGGAAAAGAAATGAAGTTTTTTACAATTGCGGAGCTGTGCAAGTCCACGACTGCCGACCGCTTGGGTATCAACAACAGATGCAGACAGGAGCATGTAACGGCTCTTACTGCCTTGGTGGATAACGTACTGGACCCATTACGCACATGGTGGGGAAAGCCTATAACAGTAAACAGCGGTTATCGCTGCCCGGAGCTGAATGAAGCCGTCAAGGGAAGCAAGTCTTCTCAGCACATGAAGGGTGAAGCAGCCGATATCGATACGGGAGACAGACAGCAGAATAAGTTGTTGTTTGAGTATATCCGCAAGAACCTGCCTTATGACCAGTTGATTGATGAGAGCAACTTCGCATGGGTACATGTAAGCTTTAGGGCAGATGGTAAGAATCGGAAACAGGTATTAAGTTTATAAAATCTACAATTATGGCATTAAAGGATATAACCGGCAATTTTGCAGCATCCGGCTCCAATCAGGAGTATAAGTTTCAGCCTGCTGCGTCTACATTTGGTTTGCAATTGGTATTCGATACACATCCGTCCAAGGTGGTATTGTATCAGAGTTTGGACGGTGAGAGTTGGGTGGCGTTTGAAGTCGATTACGGTGTCGGGTCGGTTTGGCAGAAGAACATCGAAGGTGTTATTGGTAAGCAGCATATCAAGATTCAGTGCAATGTTAAGCCTGTCAAGGCATTAATTTTGGAGTGATTATGAAGGTTAACACAATATCTTTAAATTCGGTGCGGTTGAATACAATCGCACTGAATCACATTGGCGAAATCCGTTCGGGTGGCGGTGGTTCCAAGCCTTCCCCTATCCCTCAATGGATAAGGGAGCATATCGTTTTCTACTATGACGTAAAGAAGCAAGGTGCGACCAACGAAACATTGAAGGAGTCTGCTTACTTGCAGGACTTGTCGGGTAAAGGAAGGAGAATGAAACTAAACAACTTCTTGTTCAATGGCATGTCGGGTATAGATGGATATAAGAATATACCTTTTAATCAAGATAAAGGTATTGAATTTGAAACAATACACGACAGATATGTAAGAGGTAAACTGTCTAATTCAAACGGTACAGGGTTTGGCTTTTATTATGTGCAAAATTATAATGGGAATATATTGCATGTTAATTGGCATGTAGAAGGGATAAAGGAAGGCAATAAAGTATACGTAAAGCAATTCAACACTCAATATGATTTGAAAATTGAATTACATAATGGCGATAATCAAGTTGCATTCGATATTACAGACTCGCCAAGTCCTAATTATAGATATATCACTTTAGTTGCTGACCAACCCTACTCCACAGACATCACCATTACTCAGATACCCGAATATCCCGGTGCATTAGTGACAGATGGTGTAGATGATTACGGATTGGTAGAGAATCTGAGTAGTGGAGTGAAGATGCTGTTTATGACGGTTAATCCGATAGGGGATAACGTTGGTAAGGCATATTATGCTCAAAGTGGTATGAACAGCCCGTTTTGGGTTTATGTTAAGATTAATTCAATTGCATATAATAACATAAACCCTAGTGGTGTAACTTATATAGATGGCATGTTGAATAAGTCTATTTACTGCCAAGAATTATTCAATGTTAAACATACTATTACAATTGTGAATGGTACAGTCGATTCTACCAATACTACAAAGCCTGTTTTTTTTGCTAACGAACATCATAGTTCTGGCTATTTTTCTAGAATCGCTTTTTATAACTCCATCGCCTTTGACTCCATACCAACAGAGGCAGACGGATTCACAGAGCAAGAATTAATTGATTACGTATTAACTAATATAATTGGACAATGAGATATACAATCGTTACGATAGAATGGCTGACCCAACATGGACTGTTGGCTCTGCCGACAATGCGAAGCAACGCAGACGGCACGAAAGTAGTGCTGCATGAAGAATTCGTTAACCTCTTCCCGAGGGACTCCTTCCCCACCTACAGAATGGATGACCCCGAATTTGTACAAATCATGGAATCGGAAGAATGGAATCACGAACCGCAACCTTATAGTGCTGATTACATATTGGCTGCATCTGCACAAAACATGGTGGAATCCGCCAAAAAACAGATACAGACATTGAGCCTGACAGACAGCGAATCTTTGAAAGTTAAATCGCTGTATCCCGATTGGGCGGAATTCATAGACGAATCCTTATCCAAGGGGGATAAGGTTAATTACAAGGAACACCTGTATAAGGTCCGGCAAGATATCCCTATGGTTTTGGAGAGCCAATATCCCGGCATGGCTACGGCAGCACTCTACGAAGTGGTTGTAGAGACCGCATCAGGCACCAAGGATGACCCGATACCCTATACACCTCCTATGGAGATATACAAAAACAAGTACTATACTCAGAATGACGTATTGTATATCTGCACAAGGGACAGCGGTCAGGCATTGACCCATGACTTAAGCAGCTTGGTAGGGTTGTATGTTAATGTTGCAAGCTAAAACCAAATTGAAATGAAATGGCTTCCTTACATATTACTGATTGTACTCGCTTTCGGTTTAGGATGGTTCGCAAAGCCATCCCCCGAAGCAGTTATAGAGGCAAGAACGGATACGGTATTCAGCTCAAGCCTTGTGATAAGAAGGGATACGGTCCCCTACTACCTGCCTACTCCTTTGATTTGCTGGCACACGGGCGATACTATCCATGTAGGTGATACGGTGCTCCCTGTCGAGCAGAAGATATACCGGGACAGTAACTATACGGCTTATGTCAGTGGTTATAACCCGAACTTGGACAGTTTGAAGGTATATCCTAAAACTGTCACGGTTACTAATGATATTGTGCGCATACCGAAATGTCCATCAAAAAAATGGGGATTAGGAATTCAGGCAGGATATAGTTATCCGGCGGGGAGTTATGTAGGAATTGGAATTAGTTATAATTTGTTGGTGTGGTAATTTATTTGTATAATTGCAGAATTATAATATAAAAAAGAAGGGAGGTTCAAAATGAAATAGAACACTATACCGAGGATTATCCTCACAACGCTACGAGTAGAAGCGTAGCAATTACTCAAAAATAACAAAAGCAGTTCTTTCGGGGGCTAAGAATTTAAAAAAAACCCCCAACATACATCATATTAATATTGCCACATAAAAACATGATAAAGCATAAGATACCTGATGTTGGGGGCTAATATCTTCAACATAAATATCTTATGCTTTGTTCATCAAAATCTCATGTTTTATGTGGCGAGGCAAAGATAAGCATAAAAATTAGAAAAAACTATGTGCAAATCAGAAATCTTTGCCAAGATAATTAATATTGTTTCAAAAGAAACCGAAGTGCCTGTAGACCAAATATTATCCTCTGATAAAAACATGGAAACAGTGGATGCCCGGTATCTTCTTGTGTCTCTCCTGTCTGAAAGCGGCATGTACCCTTCACAAATAGCCGTTCATATCCACAAAACCAAACGTGCTGTCAACTACATGATATCAAATTTCTATGAGAGGATGGAAAGTGGGAAAATGTTGAGAATATATTGGGATAATATAAAGAAATCATTGGGAAACAACTGATTTTACATAAGTTACAACATATGTACTTTTGCATACGGTCAATTTTGACCGGGATACAAAATACAAATACTTATGGAAAGAACTTATGTTTTTAATTCAGACGGAGGCAATGGAGGTTCAGGTGGTAGCAAGCTTGACATTACCGCCATGCTTCCCGGAATGTTTGGGAACAAGGGGATAGACCCTAACCTGCTTGCCTTGATGAATAACGGCAACGGCTTTGGAGGACAGGACGGATGGTGGAGCATTATCTGGCTTGTTGTGATAGCAAGTATCTTTGGATGGAACGGCAACGGTGGCGGTTTGTTCGGTGGACGTGGAGGAAACGGAGCTAACGGACTTCCGGCAGAATTGGCAGGAAACGCAGGACGCGAATTGTTGATGCAAGCTATTCAGGGTAACGGTAATGCTATCTCTCAATTGGCTTCTTCATTCAACTGCTCTACCCAACAGGTTCAGACAGCATTGTGCAATGTTCAGAATAGCATTACACAAGTAGGTAATCAGGTGGGATTGTCAACCAACCAGATTATTAATGCTATGCAGTCAGGCAACCAGTCTATCCTTACTCAACTTGCCGATTGTTGCTGCAAAACGCAAACAGCTATTGAAAGACAAGGCTATGAAGGACGTTTGCAGAATTGCGAATCAATGAATGCCCTTACCAATACAATGAACAACAATGCGTTGTCATTGCGTGACGGGGCTACTGCAAATACGAATGCTATCCTTGCCAAACTTGATGCAATTCAAAATCAGGCATTGCAGGACAAGATTGCATCTCTTACTGCGGAAAAGGCTACTTTAACAGCCGAAATATCCCAGCGTAATCAGAACGCCACTATCCTGAGTGCAGTAGGACAACAGATTGCTCCTTTAGCAGCCGGATTGCAGGCATTACAAGGAGACGTTGATGGAATCAAATGCAAGCTCCCCAATACTGTGAGTGTTCAATACCCCAATTTAACCGCTATTAATACAGATTGTTTCCGCGCAGCCGCCTACGGTGCATATATGGGTGACGCTGTATACGGACGTAGTGGATGTGGTTGCAACAACTACTGGGGTTAATCCGGTAAGAAAGGAGGTAGATATGTGGCCTAACTTTTTTACAGGATTCCCATCCCTATTCCCATCAATCGGAAGAACAAATTTCAACACTCTTCCTACGGTGGCTGTGACCGTCGGCACGGAGAATGTTACTTTGGAACTTCCTAACCACGCATTCCGTAACAGGGATTATGTTGGAGGGTTCTATATCAGCCTCCGTCAGGCTATACCTGCCGGCACGACTGCAACTCTTCCGATACTGATAGGGACTAATGGGGACACAAGACCGTTGATGGCTTATAACAATGAGCCTGTGACTGTTGAAAACTTAGCCGGAACAGGCATCTATGAAATTCACTATAACAAGTACACCAACGAATTGTATCTTGTTAATGGTGGATACAGACCGACAACGGCTCCGGCTCCTACAGCAGAAACAGCTTCTTTAAGGAGCAAGTAATAATTAACATGGAGTTTTGTGGTGATTTCCAAAATGGGAATAGCCACACTCCTTTAAAATCAAACAATCATGTTTCAAAACTTACGAGTAAACAGTACATTATATCTTCTTCATAGAGGTGCAAATCCAAGTTTGGAATGTGGGCAGGTCGTTAATGTAAGCCCCATAAAAACCATATATAAGACTGTTCCCAACATGCCTTATCCACAGCCGGTACAGGTTATTGATTTTGTCGTGAATATAAACGGACAGAATGTCAATTTGCAAGAGATACCGGCTAATGCCAATATTGCCGATGATATTAAGACAGGGATGCTGATTACAGGGTCAAGAGACGAAATGAATACTGAGGTCCTTACCATGAAGCAGAAAAGTGAGGATGTCCTAAAAAGTGTGGAATATCATCAGAACTTTCTTAGGGTATGTGACCAAATGCTTGCCATGCTGAACCCTGAATTTGCAGCCAAGCAACAGCAGGAGCAGGAAATATCCGCATTGAAAGGGCAAATGTCCAATATGGATAAGAACATGCAGGAAATGAGCAAAAATATGGCTGACCTCATTGCACAGAATCAGAAGTTAATGGAACAGCTCGGAGTGGTTGAAGCATCTAAAAACAAGAAATGATTATGGGAATGTGGGAAATATTAGAAGAAGGGCGTGACGATTACGGACGCGGCTTCGGTATGAGAGGTGACGAAGTGGAGGAAGCCTACAAGGAAGGCTGCCGCAAAGGTTACGAAAAAGCCATGAGAGAGATGCGCGGAGAGATGGGTTTCCGTGATGGTGGGAGAAGTTATTCAGGTGGTGTAAGCTCATCCGGCATGGATGAACGCAGATACCCCGGATACTTTCCTGAATATCCGCGTATGGATGAAATGGGCGAACGCAGACGCAGACGCTCTAACGGTGAATTCTATTAATAACAGGAGGGGTGAAACGCCCCTCTTTTTAAATTAAGGCTATGGAACAAAGATTAGATACATATAGCAAATTCCCATCAGGAATGCAAGAATACCTGGAATCATACGGATTCCATTTCAGTAAAAAACTTTACGAATGGGCTGTTTCAAAAATGAAAGTGAAAGACGAGGCAACAGGCAAGGAAAAGAAACTTGACCCTTGGAGTAAAGATGAGGTGGACGATATGCTCAAAGCAAACGGAATTACCATCGAACACGACAAAGGATATGACGTTGCCTATGTTGCAAATATGTTGAAAGCGGATTTTTTCAAAAAATCATTGGTTGACGAAGCACATTTGTGCAAGCATATAAAATGCTACCTTGATGATATTGATGGCGATCCTTGCAGGGCGTTTGACGAGTTTTTTGCCACCTGCATCGGTAAAGGTATTCCTGTAATCTGGTCGGATGTGATATGATTGTGCAGGAGTTCTACATACCAAGATATGGGGACTGGCACGTCAAGGTGTATTATGCGGTACACACTTATTGGGCTAAGGAAATCATTACCGACCTGTACCGTATAGGATGCAGGGGGGATTCCCTCAAACGTGCGTATCGCAACCTGATGGAAGGCAGGATGAATACCGGACTTACCTATTCGGACTACAGGAGAAGAGAGACGGTAATGGTGCTCTCTTTGACTTCTACCCCCGAACAGTTTCAAAATTCGTGGGACCACGAAAAAGGTCATTTATGCCGGCATATTTCCAAGGCTTTCGGGATTGACCCTTATGGAGAGGAAGCACAATATCTCAGCGGATATGTCGGTCAGAAGATGTTTCCTGTTGCCAAGAAATTCTTGTGTGAACATTGCAGAAAGGGAATGGAAAAATAATAATCGAACAGAAGCGTTCTTTGACTTGTTGGAATTACCGTTTTTACAAAATAGTCGTGAAATTATATACAAAAATCCAATAAAATTATATATCTTAATTATAAATATATATTGGAATAACAAATACTTTATTCTATCTTTGAGCCGAATTTTAAATTATAGATGGAAATGGAACAAGAAAACAACAATGCGATTCTTTCTTTTGAAGATTTTAAAAACCAAAACGGCATCGTTTATTGGTGGGCCTCAGAAGTAATGGTTATGCTTGGATATAATGATATGAAAGCATTTTGTAAAGTTCTTGACCGCGCGACAAAGGCTTTTGTTTCGCTCAACATTCCTCATTATGAAAATATAATAGCTGTGAAACGCAATAATAATGGCGTTGAATTCCAAGATTTCAAACTTACACGTTTTGCGTGTTACCTTGCTGCTATGAATGGCGATCCAAAAAAGCCAGAGGTAGCATTGGCGCAAGCTTATTTTGCACAGCAAACACGAAAATTTGAATTATACATTGAAAACAATCAGGAAATAGACCGCGTGCTAATACGTGAAGAACTTGCAGATGGAAACAAATCTCTCGCTTCAACGGCAAAAGCCGCAAATGTGACTGATTATGCAAAGTTTCAAAATGCAGGTTATCTGGGCATGTATAATATGGAATCGTGGAAGCTTGAAAAGAAACGTGGCATTAAAAAAGGAAAGCTATTTGACAGAATGAGCCGTACCGAACTTGCTGCCAATCTATTCCGTGTTACCCAAACTGAAGAGCTTATAAAGAGTAAACAAATATCTGGACAAGCTAATTTAGAACAAACACACTATACTGTTGGAAGACAAGTCCGAAATATAGTAGAACAAAATACCGGGCGCAAACCTGAACAGTTGCCACAAGAAAAAGAACTGCCTATAATTAAAAAGGCTCTTAAAATGACAGCGAAGGAAATGAAAAAAATTGATAAATAATTTCTTCGAATTGTAGTTTTGTCTGCAATCTAAAGGTGCAAAAAAGATACCCCCCCATACATCTACACTAATGAGCTACGGTCAACGTAGCCTTTCAATAAATAAAGTAACTATTTAACATTAAGCGGTAATTCCCAACGGTTTTACCGCTTTTTTTATGTTAACATAATATGAAAGATGATAAGTTGAACATATTGCTTGAGCAATCGGATGATATTCCTCATTGGGTATTCTGCCAACTGCTAGCCATGATACAATGGAACGTTTAGAGAGGTGGATTTATAAAATGATTCCCTTTGTCGTTTTGATGAAGGTGGCTTTGTTGTGCTTAAATTTTCATTAGCATTATGTCAGCTTTCATCTCAATATATTCTTTATATTTGTTTGGGTTGTTTATATAATCTGCAACTCTGTTTATTGCTATTTCTGCCTGTTTAAACCTAGTTTTTGTATAATATCTTACTACTCCTCTTCCATTGTCAGAATGTGCCAGGCAATAATCTATTATGCTGTCAGGTATTCCAAGATCGAATGCGTATTGCGCAAATGATTTCCTTGCAGAATAAAATACCACTTTTTCTTTAATCCCTAAATTATCTGCTAATGTAGATAAAGATCTGCATACATACCTTGAAAAATTGTGATAAGAGAATTTATAACCAAAATCGAGTTTGTTCGTTCTTCTGTTTATCCATTTATTTATAATTTCTTTAGCGGGTCCTATTATAGGAAGAACACAGGTTTGCTCTGTTTCTGTTTTAAATCTTGTTTTCATTCTTATAAAGCTTACCTTGTCCCCATTAAACTTGGCACTCATTATATCAATTAAATTCATTCCTCCTAAATAAAATGACAACATAAAAAGATCTCTTGCTACAATGTATTTTTTTTCTTTGGGATTGCTACATCTTATTGCGTTAAAGCTTTTCAAAGAAATATCCAGTTCTCTTGGTGGTGATTTGGGGATTTTTTTCTTGATAAAGGGATGTATGTCATATCTTACTTCTCCAGAGTTGATACTTCTGTTTATAACGGCTTTTGATTGTGATAGCATCATTCCTATTGATGTATTTCCTATTTTCTTCGTTTCTTTGAGAAATCTTGAGAATTCCTCTATTAGATTAGGCGTTATGTCTGACATTAATATTTCCCCTTTTGTAAATTCTGTAAAGTATCTACAGTTTCTTTCTATTAATATGGCATAACTGTTTCTTCCTTCCTCTTGCAGATTTTTTATAAGAACATTACAAGCCTGTTGGTATGTTACATAGCCATTTCCTTTGAGTCCAGTTCCGGATTCAAGCATATTCTTTATTTGTTTGCAAGAGTATAGGGATTGGTTTTTTATATTATCCAATCTTTCTTGCAGTTCATTCATCATGCTTCTTAATTTGGTATTTATGATGGATGCATCTGCTCTTTTTACTACTTGTCCGTTTTTAAACTGGGAAAGGTTGTCAATGATAAAGTGTGTTACAATATAGCAAGTTTCCTGTTTATGGCAGACTGCTATCCTTATTTTATGTCTGCCATCCTTTAAAATTTTTGCCTTGAAAATTGTTAATTTGATAGTTGCCATAATAGATTAAAATTTGAAGGATAAGTTTTGGATAAGTTATTTTGTCCACCACTGGACAAAAATCCTTTTTTTTTAATCTATAAATCGAATAGTTATTTAGTAAAATCATTAATATAATATCCTAAGTATAAGATAATTAGTATGGTTTTACCTTTGAGCCGAAACCGGGACTCGAACCCGGGACCTATTCATTACGAATGTTTATCCAGTTTATAGATTAATTGCTTGTAATATAGTATGTTGCAAGTTATCAAAAAATGTGCAAGGATAAGT